TCATATACCTTTGATTTATTCTTTATTATTATTGTTGTTCTATATCCTTAAACTTCTTTAATAGTCTATTCTCTCTTTTATTGTAGTATTCAGTTAGTCTTTGTTCTAACTCTCTTATTTGATTTATATTCCTATTAAATTCCCTTATACTATCTATTATTAATACTATACCTATTATCACTATTATTGTTATTACTACTATCATATATCCTTGCTGAATTTATTTTATCTTACTTTTCAAATTTGTTTTAGTTTATTTTTGTGTTTCCAATAAGAATTTTATATCGATTAAAAATGTTCCTATCGTTTGTAGGTTTTGTTTACTACAAAGGATATGGTTTTTTGTTTCGTTATCTTCCAATTTATAGTATGGATACTTTGTCATAGGGCCATGCATACTTATATCCTTATATAACTTCAATATCTTATCACTTCCATAAAAAGGCTCTCTTAATCCTATTGAATAATATGTTTTTTGGTCTACTATCCATTCGATTTGATAGGATAAAGATTTGCCGGTATTCTTATCTTCACAAAGTATCGTTTGACCTATTCCTTTATTTGTTTCGTATATTGTTAACATAACTTCTACTTACTAATTTATTTACTCTATTTCTTTTGATGTGCATTGTTAGGTGTTTATTATCAATATACATTCTACTCCAACCTATTCTTTTCACTCTATTTTTATATCCTCTTGTTTGATATCCCGTTATTTTTCTCCATCCTTTTGTTATAAACATTGGTAGTGTTTCAATCGTACCTTCACCATCTTTGAATTTCAATTGTGTTGTTTTTCTTATATTCATTTTATTTATTTTTATCATTCATAATACAAAGCCATAACATAATCAATATTGCAAGTATGTATTTCATATCTTATCTTATTTATACTATCAAAAAAATTTCCCTATTCGACATTATTTTTCCCCGGCCCCCTTTAATTTATATCGTCTAATATTATACCCAACATTTTAATAAAGGTATTCTTATCCCTTATATCACTTATAAAAAGTCTTGCAACTTCACTACCCGTATGATAACCACCACCTACATATATTGAATACATCGCTTCTCCTCTTGCCGCCACCCATACACCTACTCTTTCCAATGATAATTGCAGTGTCACATTACTACGATATAAAAAAAGATTAATCATATATCTCGTTTTACTTTTAGTTACATTATTGCATAACCACACTCCACCATCCTTTGTATGTATTCTTTCGTATCTTATACCCTCTCTATAATTTTTTATTGTTAGCATTGTGTTATTATTTTTTCATTACTAAAAGTTCATACTCCTCTGCCAGTGTTTTCACTGCACTAAAAAAAGTAGTTTTATCCCTTACCGCAATTTTTGATATGTAGGTGGACATAACCAAACCTGCAGCCTGGTCACCAATATACATTTCATACAACCCATCTCTATTTGGTTTTCTTTCAACCCATATTTCAAATTGGTATGTCCTATGTTCCAATACTATAATATACTTCGGACTTGTTGCATTCCCACAAAATTGTGCAATAGTTTTAATACTGAAATAATTTGTTACTGCTAGTCCTTCTAGCGTTTCTCTTATATTCTTTATTGTTATCATATTATTCCGATTATGCATTGTCTGTGCTTGTTTCATTGCATCTTTTGCATTCTTTATACTCATTTGTCTTAAATAATCACTATCCATACTAACAATTTGTTTTATATTTTTTCACTTTACCTTTTAATCTTTTAATGCAAATAATACATGCTCTGTTTTCTTTTATTACCTTTCTGATATTCCAAATTTTATTAACACGTCTATTTACTTCTACTAACATACTTGTTTCATTTTATTCATAAATTCTGGTAAACTTTTTATTTGACTTAAATATAAGTTCATTGTTCCTCCTGGACCTTTCAATTCGTATAACATTCGTTTTTCGTTTGTAACTAAATCAATTGTTCCATTCGTTGCATCCTTTTCTAAACTAATTGTAGTGGATGCAATACCACCCGTTCTATCCAATTGAAATATATAATAGTCTTTACCATTATCACCTACATAATTTTTATATATGTGTGTTATTGTCCAATCATTTATTTGAATACTCTTTAATATTTCTATATTTTTTATTGTTATCATACTATCAAAAAATTTTCCTTAAACGACTCACCCCCCAACCCCCGCCCCTTCGGTTCGTGGATAGTGGTTTCGTATTTACTTTCACTTACTTAATGCAACTAATCTTAATTTGTCAATGAATATATCCATATTACGAATTTCATTTTTGATTAGATATAATATATTTCCGTTACTACTTTTTAGTTTATATGCCTGTAAACTATCATTTGCAACAAATCCTCGACCTTCTCTATCCAATGTAATTGTTATTGCATATTTTCTATTGGTTATTGTTATCTTATATTGATATGCATATGCATTGTATGTAACATTATCAATAGTAAATACTTCTTGTATACTTTCAACATAAAAGTTTTTCTTACCCAATGTCTTATTGTTTAACTTATTTATATTCTTTATTGTCAGCATATTAAAACGGATTATTAAAGTTTGTGTTGCCTGTTGTTTTTTGTGCTTTTGGTTTGTATCTTATGATAAAGTCTTCAAATATCATTGTAGTTAATTCAAAGGATTTCAATTTTCTATTTTGTACCCACGATCTTCCGAATTGTGACATATCCATTCCATCCCTTAATACCATTTCATATTCATTTGTAATTGTTCCCTCTCTGAATATTTTTATTATGTAAGGTGTTCCATTATATCCAATAGTAAAAGAATACAATAAAGTGGTTTCATATACAGCACCTATTCTAAAGTCTTTATAATCATGTGCCCATCCTTCTAACTTCTTATAATTCTTTATTGTCAAATTCATATACTAAATAGTTTTGTTCTTTATGTGTACCAACTCTTGTCGGTTTTTGTTTTAGTAAACTATCATTTGACAATTCAATATTGTTTTTGATAATCATTTCAATTGTTCTCTGCATGTATATTACTTTCATTTGACTTCAATACTTTTAATAATTGTTTTACCAATTGGAAAATGTGCTATAATTTCTCTTTCTTTATATCCATGTGAACCAATTTTGTATCTATAAAAATAATATGTACCACTACCACTATAATCAAATCCTCTTGCTTCAATAGTGTAAGGTAATACTACTCCACCTGATACAACTTCTATACTAAATCGTTTCATTGGATAATCTCTATCCATCTCTTCTTGTGCATTTTTATTTAATTCTTCCCGCTTTAACTTTTCAGCCAATTCGTAATTGTTTCTTTTTATTCTTTCTAAATCATCTATTTGTTCTAATGCTTCAAGTGACTTAGCCATTGGAAAGAATATGTCTTTTAATTTACTCATATTGTTTATTTTTATATTGTTTGCATACAAATTAAAATCTTATCTATTGTGTCAAATTGGTTTTTATTTAATGGCAAAAAGTTTTCTCTATATTCCATTAAATACATTCCATCATTTCTTTGTTTTCTATGTAGTAAAATAGTTTCTACATTCGGTCTACCAACTGATGCGTACCCTAATGTAAATTCGTAGCAATGTGTATGTTCTTTCACTTCAATAATATCATATACCTCATTGTATTTTGTTCCAACTATTTCTTCTATGTTTTTTATTGTTAGCATATTCTTACCATTTACTTAGTGGACATTCACTTTCAGGAACCAAAGTCTTTGCAGATATGTTGCAACCACAACCTTTTCTTTCTTTCTTTGTTATTATGTTTATTCCAACTTTCTTTGTTGAACATGTGTTATTCACTCTCATATCACATGAATTACACAATAACAATCTATTCGCTGCCATTAGTTTTAACTTCGGGTCTAATGTTCCTATTTTATCTTTTACTACATTTGCCCATCCGTTGATTATTTGACTTAACTTTGACATATTATTTTATTTTTTCAATTCAAAATCTTTATTGTATATGTTGTTCTCTTTTATTTTATTAACAGCATATTCAATTCCTTTACTCAATCCCTGTGTATGGATACCCGGTTCGTTTTTTAGTTCGTCAGAATATTCAATCAAATCTTCTAATACTTTTCTTTCAATTACAATAAATTCTTTGTAAGCTCCAATGATTTGTTTCATAGTTATTTATTTTTCTTTTTAGTATAATCCCATAACCAAATTGCATACATTGATAAAATGCATACTATATACACTATTGTTTGTTTTACATACATTATTCAAATATACTACATTTTTTTCACTTCACCAAATTCCATTTTCCGTCTATTAGTTTGTAGTGTTTAATTCTTTCTAATCCGACTTGGTAAGGTATTGTTATAAAAGTTTTTTCTATTGTAGTCCAATTTGCTGGTAGTTTATCATCCTTATATAAATTTTTATGATATTCTTTTATCAATCTCCAATCATACCATAAAAATTCAGTTAAACTACTATTTAAGAATTGAATATAATCAACATACCATTCTTTGTATTTATTAAAATATCCAAACATATTAAAGTCTTGTTCATTCCAATACTTTTGTTTTCTATAAGGTATTCTAAAATGATTATGACTTTTAAACCTCTCCATGCCATAACTAATTTGCTCTACATCAGCACCTCGTTTGAATTTGTGGACTTCTAAATCTAAATCGGTTTTACCACCCATTTGAATATCATACCACCCATTTAATTCTAAAAATTGTTTTGCAACTTCTCTATCTTCGGTATCATTGTGAGAAAGTGCAACTAATCTATCTACTGCCATACTATAACATATTACTCAAATCCTCTTCGTTTTCTTTTATATCTTTCAACTTTTGTTTAAGTTTTTCAAAGTCTATGTCCAACTTTTCACCTCTACCAACTTTGAAACTCCATTCAATGTAGAAAAACAATAAACCAATTGTTAGTGAACATACTCTTGTTGAATATAATACTCTATCAATTTCTTCAATTGCACCTGTCATTTCGATATCCAATCCTAAGATACTGCGATATTTACTAAATAAACTTAAACCTATATTCATATTATTTTGTTTTCTTTGTTTTTCTTTTTGGTTTTTCTTCTTTTATTTCAGGTAAGACTTCCGATGCTTCTAATAATTTCTTTTCCAAATCTAATTTTACAATTTCAGTAATTTGTTTTCTAGCTTCGTTTGATATTCTACTAAAATTTAATGCTTCAAAATCTATTTTCAATTTATCTTCTCTATCTCTTTCAGCTTGTTTTCTTGCAGCTCTTACTCTTAATTTAGTCAATTCGACTTCATCAATATCATCCGACTTTACAATTGATTGTATTTTTTTAGTTAAATCAGTTACTCCTTTATTTCTATCATATTCTTTGATACCGGCTTTAACTAATATTTCCTCATTCTTTGCTTCGATATATTCCATTAATTGTTTATCACTAAGTGCAGATTTTTCTTCTACCTGTGTTTTCCTTTCATCTGCCCATTGTTTTTGTGTTTCCCAACTTGCTTCTTTAACTCCGGCAATATGCAATGCTTTTTCAATATTACCACCCATTAATAATTCGGCAGGAACTTCTTCTACTGAACTGGTTGGTGGTGTCCAATTGACTGGACCAGATGTATAATTACCAAGACTTCCTTCGTAATTCATTTTACTCATTTGTTTTGCACCTACTATATATCCAATAAAGAATATTACGATTACTGCAAATACTGCTAATACTAATTCCATAACTTACTTTTTTGTTTTGTTGTTTTTCAATTTTGTTTCTAACTTTTCTATTTTTGATTTGATACTATTTGTTCTAACTGACTTATACCATTTACCCATATTATTTACGGGTACCATATTTTCTACTTCAGTCAATTCTTCTTTTAATTTCTTTAGTGTCTTATATAGTGCCATTTTGTTGTAATTTTAAATCTTCAATTTGTTTTTGTAACTGTTTTATTGTATCAACCAAATCTATTGATGTTCCCGTTGATGCATCATATATAGAGAATGTTCCACTATTATTTACTTGACCAATTATTCCGCCCATTGGTTTGGGTGTTATAGTTTGTAAAGAATGACTACTATACATTGGTGCAGATATCAATCTCGTTTTCAACATACCATCAATCATTTCCTCAAATATCATTCTAAAATTTTGTTTGGAACTCATCATTTCTTTAGAATGTTCGTTTATTCTAGAACGACCTTCATCATCTTTTAGAATAACACTAAATGTATCACTAATTTTAAACTTATGTGCAGGTGTTAATACTGATAATTCCCATTTTGGTTTTGTTGGGTCGTTCAAATCTAATATAGTTGCAAAGTATTTTGTTTCATCCGCATTGTGTATTGGATTAACTATGCAGTAACCTTTGTATGCATAACCACTTATTTTTTCCCAACCTTTGATTTTCATACTAATATCTTTAACTAGTTAAAATTTTAACTTCTTCAATCATATAGTTTCTTAAAGCATCTTTGTCTTTTATGGTATCCAGATAAACACTACCAACTGACATATCAAAACCTTTCCAAATATTCATTTGAACTCTATCAGCTATTATTGTAGTATGTAATTCAAATTTAACAAGTTTACTAAATGTATTATTTTTAACTCCTTCAAATTTGTAAATAGTATATGGGGTTTTATCCGATGCATTTATTCTATCTTCCCAACCTATAAAAGATATTTCTATAAAAGAGCCATCTTGTAAATAGTTTTTACAATTTATGTGGTGTGGATTTTCTATTTTTAGTTTTGTTTTCACTTTGTTATTTTGTAGTACACAAGATAAGTGGTCGGTATCTATTAAATAATCCATATCAACACCATTGGTATCTTTGCCACAATATCGACAAGTCCAATTCATTTTACTTCTTTTGTAATGTGAAATAGTAATTCCACTTTAACCAACTGATTGCAATTCCAAATGCAGGTGTAAATGTATTCGGCCCAGCATAGTATCTTTCACTAAACCATAACTTAAATATTGGTAATATAACTACTATATCTTTGTTCTTTTGTATTTTATTGTTGTCAATAACCCATTCTAATTTTCTCATCTTATTTTATGTTTTGTTTTGTTTTTTCTATTGTTTCGTTTTGTGCCTGAACTTTCGACTTATACATATGTCTAACTATTTCACCCAATTGGTGGTCGGTAGTATTTTCATCTAATATAATTTCTTTACGAATAGTCAGGGTTTGTTTTGCTTCTTCTGCCCATTCTATTATTTGTTTTGCATATTGTTTTTCCATTATCCAAAAAATTTACTTAATGTTTTTTCTGATTTTGTTTTGACTGATTTTTTCTTTTTAGTTTTTGGTTTCACTTTAACAACTTCCGGTTTTGGTTGTTTAGTTAGTGCATACCATTGTTCTAACTTTTCTTTTGAGTCAATTATGTAATATCCATTTTTATCAGGTCTTATCATATATCAAATATACTAAATTTATTCGGTTTTACCAAATAAAAAAGGGACATCGGTGAGAACGATATCCCTTTAAGTCAAAATGACAAACAAATATTTTATTATAATTTACTTTTTTATATTATTCTACTGGTAAAAATATGTATTTAACGGTATCACCACATTCATTTGGTGTTTCCAATGATTCATTATTTTCTGACATCCAAACATCAACTTGTTCTTGTGTCATTGATTCACATCCTTCGACAGGTGTATTTGTGCAAGATTCACAAATTTTCCATAATTGTTCTTCCATTGTATTTTATTTTAATTGTTCTACAATAAATATCAAATAATTTCCAATTCCTCAATTTTATTCACAAATAGATATTCCATTGTTTGGTGAAACTTTAATATCTTCTCAACTCCATAATATTCTTTTAATGTGTCTGCCATTTCACCCGACAATTCTTTATTAAATCTTTGGATTGGCATTTTCTTTACAATTTCATATAAATCACCACCAACTTTTGCAGTTTCTATCTTTCTTATCATTTCCAGAATATTTGAATTAATAATATACTTGCGGCTAAGAATAGACAAGTAAGTGTTTTAAGTGTAATTGGTTCTTTGAATAATAACCAACTCAAACTCACAAATATTATAATACCAATACCAAATCCAATAAGACGAGATGGCCATAATTGACCATCACCCCACATTACCAAACTTTCTACCGATTTAATGTAAAACCAAGTAGCTGGGATTGCACTTAATAATATTAATATTGGATATTTTTGAAACCAATTATATTTTACACTTCCTTGTAGTTGCATAAAGGAAAAAACCTGCCCTAAGATACCATATAAGATACCAACTAATAACCTATTCATTTTGTTTTGTTTAATTAATAATCTTCATCCTCAAATGATAATGCATCCATTGCAGCATCATCTTCATAAATTTCATCTTCAATCAATTCTAATCTTTCGTATACATCTTCTAAAAGTGGATGAGAAATACCATCAGCATCAATTGATTTTAGGTTTTCTTTGATTTGATTTACCAACTTTAATATTCTTTGTTTCATTTTTTAGATTTTCAATAAGTATATACAAATCACGAATTTTTGCACATTTTTCGTATTCTTCTATACTCATAAAATAATCCATAGCTTTATCCAAAGTTAATTTTATGTTTTCTCTCTTCAAAAGAAAGACTATATTATCATAATAATTTGATACCATTATAGCCTGAACTGTATCTAAATTTTCAGATAACATTTTTTCAGAGTATCTCAATAACTCCGAATAAATAACATATCTATTTTTAGATAACCAATTAGGTAAGGACTCATTCTCCAAGTCAATGTGTAATATGATTGGTTCCTGTTTCATTTAAGATAAATATGTATTCTTTCTTTTTAATTGAATATCCATTTCTGATTTGGTAGTTCCAATTTTACATTGTTTCTTATACCAATAATACAAATCTTCCAATGTTCCCTTACCTCTTTGTCGTTCCATTGCCTTATCCCACAAATCTTTTCCAAATTCCTTAGTAAATTCACTTCGTAATCTCCATAATATCATTTGTTCTTCTTTGTGAGCTTCCAATTCTAACTTCAAAGCTTTTAATCGTTTCATTTGTGATGCTTCCAATGCAGCCTGTATTCTATTCCTTTCATCCGTTCCACCATAATTATCATATGCTTGTTGGTAAACTTTGTGTTGGGTTTCCCTCATTTGTTTTGCTTCACCAAACATATAACAATAGTCAAAATCTCCGTTTCGTATTTTCAATAACAAAGGTGCATCTGCAGGTAGTGGTTTATTTACTCTACCCTTTGTCCACCATCTATAACGATTATATCTTCCCATAACTTTACTTTACTTTCTAAGAAATTCATTGCATCACTATCACCATCCCAACTATCATATTTTCTAAATCTATTATACAATGCTTCCAATCCAAATTCATTATAGTATTTGATTAGTTCATCCAACTTAGGTATATGACAATTGTTAAATCCCATTATTTATTTCTTTTTTGTTTTGTATTCATTTTCTTCACTTCACTTTTGTATCTTTCGTTTGCAGCTTTTAAGTTTTCATTTGCTTCCCATTCATCACCTTCAAATAAATCTTCATCATCTTCAGGTTCATCACCCCATTCGAAAGTAACTCTATCTTCCGGTATTCTCATACCATAATCATCAAATTCACTTTCATCTTCTTCAGTTGCTCTATATCTACCAAAGAAATCATCTTCCAATTTCTCACGATCTTCATATCCATGTCTTAAGTTTTCAAATTCTTCTTCATCACGTTTGAAATCATCCGCCGTATATGATTGTGGAAATTCAAATGAAAAATTCTCTTCAAATTCTTCATTTCTATACTCATCTGCTCTATCCAATATCCATTGTTTCCAACTATCTTTATGATAACCTAAACCGGTTGCAATAGTTTCAAATGCATCCATCAATTGGTCAATATCCAAATCACTATGGTCGTGTTCTACTGATGTTTTTACTCCATATGCCTCACCTGTAAACTTTGCAGGTTTGTGATAGTGTGGGTTAAATTTTTCGTAATTCATATTATTTGTGTTTATTCTTCTTCGTCAAAATTATAATCTTTGTTTGTTGAGTATAGTATTTCACCATCCCCATTTACTGACATATTTAGTGCACCTTTGTCTACCAAATCTTCAATAGTTTCACCAATACCATCTGCATTTACTTCATTGCAAACTTCCAAAAATTCATCATCAGATAATATTATTTCATTTTCTTGTTCCCATTTTCTTTGCATTCTAATTTGTAATGCTCTTTTCAATGGTAATGGCTCTATGAATAAATTTTCTTCAAAGAATCCATTTTCTTGTAAGGTATCAACTATCTGATTTGATATCTCAATTATTTCACTAAGTATGTCCATTTTGTTTTTTTATTTGTTCAAAATTTTGTTGTTCTTCTTCCAGTGTTGGTATGTAATCAGGATCATTTTTCACTTTAGAAATATATTCCCAATATTCTTCATTTAACTTTTCTTGTAAAATGTATTGTTCGTATAAATAATCTTCATCACCACCGATACTGCCGGTTGATAATTGTTTGTTAAATTCTTCGTTAGACTTCGACATAATTATTTTCTTTTTATAAATATACACTAAATTTTTGTTATTTCAAAATAATCTTTTGAATAACCATAGCTGAATCCCGTTTCCATTCACTCTCAAACATACCATTCTTTTTTGTAGCATATGTATATTTCACTCTAGCAGTAATTGTAATCGTATCACCTTGCATTTCAGAAACAGGTGCAATAATTGTGTTTATCTCACCCGTTTCCAAATTACTATAACAACTTTTGTTAATGGTGGGTATCACATAGTTTGCATATGCAATCACATCTGGTAATTGAGATGTAGTCCATTGACCCGTATATTGGTTCAAATAGTTTTTGTATACTTTGAAAACTGGACTACCAGCTTTCATTACCCAAAAATGTGAACTTTCCCAATTTACTATAACGGGTTCTGGACTGGGTGGCAATCCATCTATCAAAACTTTACCACTTATCCTATGTATATTTTGTCCATCAGGATTATACAAAGTAAAATACGGATACCCATTTGAATCAATAGGCAATCTCGTATCCAATGTTAATGATAATATTGGTTTTTTAATTGGTGTTTCTACTTCTTTAGAACAACCTGTTAATATCAATAATATTACAAATAACCATTTCATTTTACTTTGTTTTAGCTTCTCTAATATGTTTACATTCATTTGCACCTGAGTATGCGTAAGATGGACAATTACATTCCCAACTTCCGTTATCGTTTGTTACTTTATATGTAACATTCGGGTCTTTTGATGATGGTATATTAAATGTTTTAACTTCTGATAATCCTTTCTGATGTAGTTTTAATTTAATCAAATCATCAACAGCATCATTCGATATCCATTGAGCTCTATTTTTTCTAAATTCAGAAAAGAAATATCCGTCATCAAATAATGCATCCAATACTTTTAAAGATATATCTTCACCCTCATCACCAGCTACGTGGAATAAATTTCTATCCCCATCTTTTACAAATTTACCATTGTCGGCGTAATCACCTGCAATAACAATGTTATCACCTACCCAACTACCAACAATTGGATTATTACTATTTAAATCACCACCACCTCTACCATTTCCATCAGCAAGTAATATTGCCAAACCGGCTAACACTCCATTTGCTGACATACTAAATTCCATTAACTTTGCACCATCACCGAATGTGGATGGTCTTATGTATTGTTTCTTTTTGATATTTACTATCTTATAATATTGTCCCATAATTATTTCTTTTTTCTTTTGTCATATCCAACTGGATAATAATATTGTTCTTCTAATCTAATTGAGTGCACTTTGAAACCTGTAACTTCATCTTTGATTTCAATTGCTTTATCTGGATTTGTTCCCCATACCAAACCATCCAATACGATACGACCATCGTCTAATTTTCTAAATTCGTTCATTTGTGTTTGAATTGCTTTTGCCATACTATTTGTTTTTGTTTTATTATTAAAATTTAATTACTCCCATTGCCATACCCAATGATAATTCGTATCTATCGTAGAATTTAACTTTGTTTTTCACTTCGTTAATATCCACTTTACAATCTACACTTTCACCCTCATCATCACATCCCATAATCAACCCATTACCCGCAAATGGTTGATGTGCACCTTCAAATGTAAAAAATACATCCGTTCCGTTCATCAATCCTTCATCATCTACAAAAATAGCATCTTGTTTATCCAAATATGCACCAATTGTAAATAACTCACACTCTAATTGTTTATAGATTTCTTTGTAGTCTTTACCCATTTCAACTTCTTTTACTTCTTTTGTCTTTGAGTTAATCAATATCGCTTTCATAATTTATAATTTATATATTTTTACTTTTTTTAATTTTGTTTGTTTATCATTGTGTCCAACCAATATATCAATTCGTTTTCTATATCGTTTGTTCATTAAATCATGTACTCTATATGTTCCATCATATTTACCTGCACCAACTATTCTAACCTTTTGTCCAAATTTGTATTTTCGTTTCAGGTCTCTACTAACTGCAATTATTTTATGTTTCGTTGGGTTAGTAATTTTGAAACCAGATGCTGTAATATTCGGTGTTGAGTCCGTTTCATTTTCGTTTGCTTTGTATGTAGTTAGTGTAACAATTTCAGGTGTTATTGTTTCTATCATTTTGTTCACTCTAACTTCTTCCCGTTTTAATTCATATGGTAATATCAACATCACCATAGATAATACTAAGTTTAAATTCATAACTGATTATTTAATTTTGCGTAGACTTTCGTATTTACTTACAACCAATCCAACATTAGTCAAAAATGTTTTCATAGTATCAAATCCACCTTTTATCCAATTATCATTGTAAATTTGATTACCATATGATTCGTAAACAATTCTAACATTATATTCATTATTGGCCTGTTCTTCTTTGTAGATTTGTACAATCATACCACATTTACTACCCTTCCTTTTCGCGGATGCGGCCATTTCATATCTGTTGTCATTTTCCGATATATCGTATATTTCCCAATCACCGAATACTCTGCCCTTTATGTTTTTAAAGTTTTTAATTTCTAACATATAATTTTTTTTTAATTTGCAAATTTCATTAAACTAATTGACTCTTGTATAAAATTACCCATATTAATAACAAATGTATCTTTTGTTTTTACCACATCGGTAGTTAATAAATTGTCTTGAAATATATACTCACCCATATCACCCTCACCTAATACACATTTTTTCATACTAAAACAATCCATCTCCCAGTTGAATTCAAACTTTACACAATAATCACCTAAAAGGGGGCCATTACAAAATACCCACACCCAATTACTTTGTTTTTTATTTTGTAAATTATCAAAATCAAAATAAAATTGATATCCTTCCAATTCAAAATCTACTCTATCTATTTTTTGAAAATTTTCTGGTCGTTTCATTTGTTATTATTTTAAAAAATCTCTTAATGTTGTTTCAAATGCTTTATAATATTTTTTTCTATCTTTTATATCTACCCCTTTACCAAAACTATCACTATCATATCCGAAAGAAAGATACGCCTGAATTTCATCATCAATTACTTTTTCAGTATATCCCATTTCTAAAAGATTAGTTTTGAATATATCTTTATGTTCTTGTGGAATTGTAGATAATACTAACTTAGCTTCTTTCTTATATGCAGGATTTGTATACCATAAACCATGACAAACTTCATGTTGAAATGTCCACCCTTCCATATCACCTGCACCAATCACATATGCTTTCTTATTGATATCCATTTTACTATCTATCTCTCCTAATATTTCCCACATAGTTTCATCATACGGAGTTTCCATTTCATTAGATTGATAACAATCCCATAAAACATCAAATGGAATGTTAAATCCACTCCAATCACTTGCATAACTAAAACCTCTTTTGTATTCACTACTATACCATTTCATATAATCCCAAATACTGAAATCTTTTCCTCTGAATTTTTTATTAGGACTTTCGTAGTATTCTTGTCCTCTACAAAATAACATTGCTCTGTCGTAACTATCTTTAACGATAACTGCAAAGATATTTGGTTTTACTTCTTTAATTTTATACTTTACCATATTATCTATTTTTTACATAATCTAATTGCATCTGTCTAACTTGTGCAATGTATGAACAAAATGTTTTTAAATCTTTGATACAATCCAATGGAATTTCTAACTTTCTAGTTGAACAATGTAGTGTAAATATTTTATTACTATCACCTATTTTATCCAAATCAAAATACCACTTACCACCATTATCTTGGGAGTCTTTGTAACCAAATCGGTATTGACTACCAAAGTCTTCAATATAAACTGCCGTCAAAGTTCTACCCAATTCGTTTTGCATTAAAATATTAAACTTATGTGTCAATTCATCCGTAATTTCAAACTTTATTTTCATAACTTATATTTCTTTATTGTGTCTTTCTAAGGAATGTTCTTTAACTAATTTTGCTGATTTATTATATCCAGCATTTACTAATAATGTATGTGCTAGATTGTCAGCATCATATTCATCTTTATCATTTCTATCTTTTGTATGTTTCAATAGTATGTGTGCAACTTCATGTGCTTCCACCCATCTCAATTCATCTTTGGTTAGTTTCACTTCACCATCTATGAATACACAACCCGAACTGGTCTCAGCAAAACCAAAACCACATATTTCGAATAGTGGTTTAATAACTTCATATCGGTAGTCATCTTTCTTTAGTATTGCAACTGCAACATCACTTTTGAATTCACTAAAATATGTCTTACTCATAATAGTATACAATGTGTATTGGTTCTTTAATTTTCTTTCCACCACCATTTCGTTTACCCCATCCTTGGTCGGGATCATTTTCACTTTGAGTTGTTGGTATCTGACCAGTAAAATACTTTTCTAATACAACTGCAATTCCGTCACCGGGATTTGAATTAAACATTAAATCACATGCATCATGCCAATCCATTTTCCATTCAAAAGAGTCTTCAAAGTCTTTTTTGAATACTCTACCATAAGAGTCGTAATGACCTCTCATCTCCTCTACAACCTTACCATTTTTCAATAGATACAATCTACATGCATCACCATCAAAAGAACTGGATGCAACTGGTAATCCACTTTCTTTACATATAAAACTAAAACATCCCATAACTTTTTAATTTAAATTTTTTATAAATAACAATTCATATTACACATAGTCAACAAATAAATGTTGTTTCTACAATCGATATCTGCTCTACTCATAGACAAATACAAATTGTTATCGACTATCGCCTGAACGAAACCGCCACCTGCGTAGGAACTTTTATCTCTCGTACACATAATACTAACCATAATATCCAAAATATGTTCACTTACATTTGTGAACCCATATTCAATAGCGAATTTAGTAGCTCGCTCTCTACATTGTTCTCTTATATCCATAACTTTATTTTTTATTTTTTATTTCCTTAATATGTTTACAGTCACGCCCTCTACCGAAACCATGTGCTGGACAACTACAAGTCCAAATACCTTCATCACTTATTACCTTATACACATTCCCCCTACTACCTTTAACTTTGTATTCCTTTTTTGGAGTTTTCTTCACTTCGAGTTTTTTACCATATTCTATTTTATCCCAAAGTGGTTCCAATTCGTTCCAACTATAATAACGATTTACTTTAACCCAACCATCACCATCCGAACTACATATTACATACTTTTGATTACTAAAAACCCCTTCGTATGAAAATGGTGGGTGAAATGATTTGAATCTCATAAATTATTATTTTTAAAATGATACATTATTTTGATTATTATAATGTTCTAATTTGTGTAAACATCTTCTTAACAGAGTTGAAAAGTCAGATGCACCTCTACCCATATCCATAACTTCTTTTTTTGTAAGGGTCAACACAGTTGCTACGTGAAATCCCATTACGAAAATCTCATATACATCTTTATAATGAGATTCTCTAAAGTAAACTTCAACTGGTTCAGGTTTTATGCGTGGTATGTTAAATTCAAATATGTATGCATTTTCTTTAACACTATACCTAACACCATCAACCCGATGTCCGTTACAATGCATTCCCATTATTTTTTGTACATTCAATATCTTTATCATAACTTATAATTTTAATATGGGCCTAATCCACTTCTATTTCTAATTCTTACATCAATTGTTCTATCTTGTTCGTTCCAAATTTTAGATTGTAAATCTTCCACATCACCCTCAACATATAAATCGTCACCATCGATGAATTTAGCAACACACCATTTATCAGGAGATACTCCATTCAATTCCGTAAACCCACCTCTAATTTCTTTAATCATTGATACATTGATAAGTTGTGGTAGGAATTGACTACCATGTGATGATACATTTAATTTTATAAACATAGGTTTTAATTTTAATAATTTGTAATATTGTTTTTTTGTTTCACTTTGTTCTGAGCTGTATGAGTTTGAACTTCTTAATATTTGTTGTTGTATCAACCCTGCTCCTAATAATACTCCTATCATAGTGTTTTAATTTTACCACCAACTTGTGTAATAAACTGTCATACCATTTGCAATTGCTTCCCTAGCTTTTGCAACAAATTCCAAATCATCATTATCTTCGTCACCAGATGATATACCGAAAAAGAAACCAGATGTATCAGGTAAGTTTCCCTCTTTAATATCGTATTCCAAATTGTCTAAATCTTCATTATCCAATACAACAGGTACACAATTGAATGAGTCGGCTTTACCACCTTTCTCATAATATAAACTTTCCATCCAACCATGTAAGTTAGGATGCTTTCTCCAATAGTGTAATTCCGTTTCTTCAAAATTCTTAGTTGAAAAATCCACTTCCGTTTCTGGTTTTGCTTTGGTAGCAAATGCATTCATATCTAATCCCATATTATACTAATTTATTTGTTATTTTTAAAATTGTTTCTTCATCTTCTTTTGATAATCTCCATTTGTTGTTGAATAGTTTATTAACTTGTTCATTCCAATCATCATCAGTATTTCTTTCTGATGTATCTTTCTTAGCAGTGTAACCAGCTTCATAAAGCTCATCTGCTAACTCTTGTTTTTCCCAACTACTTAGGGAATACATAATATCATCAATCTCAATGTCTATACTTGCCATATTAATTTAAATTTAAATTGTTTGTTAATACACTATTTATCATTTGTTCTCCGTTTAATTGTCTAACTATACTAGTCAATTCAGCATTCATTGCTATAGTCAAATCAATTAATTCTTCACTTCTAAACACACTATCATCTTTGCCAATCAAATCACCAAATGTTGAAATGGTTGCTTGTTTAATTGCGGGTGGAGTTTTTTCACTTCTTACAACTGCACATAATAGTGCGAATAATTCTGCTATTGCTTTTTCGTTATTTGTCATTTGTTTTAATTTATATGTTATTAAGTTTATATTTTCCATCGGTATCTTTATACAAACATCTCCTACATCTTCTACCTACCGCATTAGTGGTATCTAATAAAGAATGTAAATGATGAATGAAACTGCCACCTTTAATCATATTTGAATTACCCCTAAGAATTACATCATAGTATTCTTTCAATTCAGTAAAAGTTACCTTACCATATAATTCAGTAAAGTCTAATAAAGCTTGTGCTATAAATCCCCAATCACCGGGTTGTAATTTATAACTCTTATTCATATACTTTCGTTTCATTTCCTTTCGTTGAAACTTTGGGTCTTTCATTTGAGTTTGATATTGTAAATTGTAGATAGCTTGTAGTGGTGCACTTGTTTGTTTTGATTGTTGTGTGTGTTTCACTCCATCTGCCAAACTATGTCCAATTGTTCCTAACACTCTTGCAGTAATTACATTGGTATCATTTAACTTTAAATTGTTTCTTTGCATACCCTGTTTCTTATCTATCCTTTGACGATTTGGATTAGCATGATGTAAGTAAATGTCAATGTATTGTGCTACTCTCCACGGAACATCATTTTGTCTACTTCTACCCCAATTTTTCACTACGGATTTTCTATCACTATGACGACCTCTCAATGTAACCCAACCGAATATTTGTTCTAATACTTTTTTCACTTCCAACACTTGCTCCTCATTCTTCATTGGAATAGTTGCAATGTAGGTAGATGTTCTATTTGATGCCATATTATCTAATTTTTTTATCGTATTGTTTTGTAATTTCAATAGTTTGAATTGTGTTTATATTAGTTGTTAAACTATTCAATGAACTATTGGTTAATCCTTTAATGATTATTGTATCACCACTTGCTGATAATACATTAACATCATAATATGTCTTTGTCATTTGTTTGTATTAAATGTTTCCTAACTTTCTATCTTCACTTTGTGCTTCATTCATACTATCTGCGTAATCTTTGAATGCAGAATAATCACGTTGAATACTTTCTACATACTCACGTGATTTTTCCAATTCTTTCACTTCATCAGTTAGTGCTTTACTTATCTTATTCAATAACTGAATTGATTTGTCTAACTCTCTATCAAAATATCCCATCAATTCGGGAGTATCATTTTTAGCATTTTCAACTAATTCTCTATGTCTTTCAACTCCTTTACTAGCCAAATAATAAAGGTCATTTAATTCCAATAAGTTTAATTCTATATTCATATCTTTATATTTTAATTATTAATTATGTTTCATACCTTTACATACACCATATCCTTGTCTTTGAGATAGTTTGTATAATCTATCAGCATCTTCTTTAGGCATGATTTGAATTTCGTTACCTGTCTTATGATTTGCAATTGCAACACCACCAACTTTTTGAATAGTAGAACAATCAACACAACTTTTGTAACCATATTTCACTACTCGCAAAAGTGGCATCTTACCACCACACTTAATACATTGTGTCATTTCTAATTTTACTTTCACTTTACTCATATTATTATTGTTTACTTTCTAAATAAGGTTTAAACCAACTTTTAATTATTCTATGTGTTAGGTCATCTCCGTCACTATCAACATCATTATATCGTTGTTTCACTTCGGATAAGACTTCATCTAACAAATCATTGCCATCATACCTACATACTGAAATCAATATGTGTATCTTTTCTTGTAATTGTTTTTCGTTATTACGACCTCTCATATAAACATTGTGGTCATCACTCATCATATATGAATAGTCATGTCGTTTCACTTCATCCATAAACTCACCATACAATTTACTTTCTTCATTATATGCATCGTTAATAAATGCGTCATTATTTACTTTCATATTATTTATTTTTACGAGCCCAATTACGACTCTGTTTTTTCTTTTTGTTTACTACGACTCTTTGTCTATATCTACCATCAAAAAGACCAGCTTGTAACTGGTCTTTTCTTTTTATTTGTCTTTCTATATCCGTTTTCACTATCTATCATTATTTAATACAAACAATTTCTTTTTAGGAGTTTCTTTCACTACATCATAAACACTAAACTTACTATCCATTGGAATAATAAATGCGTTATTAGATGTGTCAATTTTGTTTCTAACTTTCTTAAACTTCAATCCTACAATTACACCTTGTGGGTCATAGTATCTCATATCATACGCATCACCATCAATTACATCATAACCCATAAATGTTTTTGGTAATACCTTGCCTTCAAATACCATAGCGACTCTACCTTTTTGTTTACTCAATAAGTCCAAACATTGTAACATATTGTGGCCACTAAATGAATAAGTCAAATCATAGTTATCATACTTATCTAACATATCAAATCGTTTAGATACTTTAGTATAATCATAGAAAGGAATAAGTGGGAACATTTGTAATATATTCTTACGACCTAATTTGAAACTTTGTAAACTAATGTCGGATGTTCCATTGATACGAACTGAGAATTGATAACCTTTCATATGTGCGTCAATCTTAGCTTTAGTAATTTCGGTAACTAACCAACTCATAAAGAACTCTCTATGTTCAAAGAATAATTTAGTCTTTTTGATACGAGCTTTATTAATGTTATTCTTCTTAACATCAATACGATTATGTCCACTTTCAGTTAAACACGCCGTTCTACATTCTTCCGTACTCATAGGACATACATTATAACCTGATTGACTAGCGGGAGCGAGATACAATATATAAGTCATTTCGTTATATTGTAAACCTTTAGCGATTTTTGAACTACTCGCAACTGAACCTAAATAAGATAAACCAGTTAATTTTTTCGCAGAACTAATTGTTGTAAATTTCATTGTATTAATTTTAGTCATATTTTTAGTATTTGTCATATTATAAAAAATTTATATATACTCCTATCACTTTTGGAATATACCCAAAGATACGACATTTTAAGTTCCTGGCCAAACTTTTTGGAAAAATAGGGTAAAATTAGCGGCTTGATTATCAACGAGTTATAAACTTTCTTTTTTACCATATGTAACTCGTTGATTCTCTATAAAGAATTTTTGGTTTTATTGGATAAAATAGCCGCCTGGAAATCAATGAGTTATACATAAAAATACCCCTAATTCGTAACTTATTGATTATCAACGAGTTATGAAAAATGGGGTATTTAGGACATATATAAATAATATTATATATGATTTATTTGTTATATAATATGGGTATTTTTAGGTCAATTTTCACTTTGATTTTTGGGAACAAAAATAGGGGGAACATTTCTGCTCCCCCTTTAATTTATTTTTTAGTATCTTTGGTATACATATCCAAATCTACATATTCTATTGGTGTAAAATTTTCAAGTTGTTGTAACTTTTGAAATTCAGCTCTTAGTTTTGGCCAATAGTTATCTCTTGCCCACTCGGATGTAAATTTGACATAACAAATGATTCGTTTTTGTTTTGGTTTATTTGACGCAATTCTTTCACTTTGTTCATTCCAATATGCCGATAGAATATTTTGTAATTTCATAGCAGCACCAGAATAACAACAAGCAAATACATCATCATTAGTATTCTTTTCAATCAAATCATTAACAATTGGTTTATGCACTCCCTCATAGTCCATTACATTCCACCCACCTTTTCGTTTCTTTTTGTTAATGATTTCCTGTTTAACCCAACCAATTACTGTTTCAACTTGAGCAGTAGTTAATCCCAACTTAATCATTCTAACTTTATTCCTAGTTGTATTCCAAGATTGTCCCATTTCGTGAAATCTCAATAATTCCTTTTCAGCATCTTCTTTACTATATGATTTAGCAGTAGATACTTCCGAATTTAATTCATTTCCCAATGCATATAGTTCGGCGTCTGAAAATTGTGAATGAATTTCTGGACCCAACTCAATGATTGGTAATTCTACTTCACGATATGCATCACCTAATTCGTAATAAGATGTTATAGTATGGTTTCCACTAATTAATAGTTTATCATAATGCTCACCTTCAAATTGAACATCAATTAAATATACAGGAGGTTTTGCTCCTTCGGTAGAACCCATTGATACTCGTATCTTTGATTTTATCTTTTCTAAGTTTTCTCTATCAATTGTTTCATATCTAACTTGTAATCTATTTTGTGTATACAATTCACTAATAGGATATGTCGTTTTTGATAGACAATCGAAATCAATTAATTCAAAATCATTTTTTTTATCATGTCTACCATCACGAATCCAATCAATTTCGTTTCTTAACTTTTCGACTTTATCAAAGTCTATTGGTTTAACTCCAGGAAATCCATTATGTTTGTTGTAATACTCATCACTTGCAGCCGCATTAACTTTTGTAAGCATTTCGTATTCCAATTGTTTCATTTCTTTAACCGAACCCCATGCATGAATTGTTAATTTTAATTGGGAATTTGGATTCATTAAAACTTTCTTAAAATCCTTATCAGTTGCCGATGTCCAATATGGTTTACTAACTTCTTCATGCATACCAATATATCGCATATCATTAATTAAATCATGCCATTCATAAGTTGTTGCACTATGTCCTTCTTCAGTAGGTGATAATGGGCCCTCTATATCTATAATTTGTTTGGGTCTAATTGATTTATGTTTTAATAATTCTATAAATTTCATGTTATTTGTTTTTTTAAATATACTATTAATTTTTAATATTGCCAAATTTATTCGTAACTTTCTCTATCAATATTTATCACATATGGGAAACGTGGTATTAAATCCGGTGTGAGGTTAAAGTATTTGATTGTTGCAGATTTACCAATTAATTCACTACGAGATTCTAACAACTCATACCCCTCATCTCTCGTACACTTAACATTCGATTTAAAACGCTTGCCATCTGCAGTTTCAAAGACCATATAACCAACTTGTCCAGTTTTGTTACCCTCACCCTCAACTACATCTAAGATTTCGTATTCCTCATCTATGAACGATTTATGTTTCAATAAGAATTTACTTCTTTTGTTTTCATACTCACGATCCAATCTCAATATTTGTCCTTCATATCCTTGTTCTACATATTCACCATATAATTCCATTACATCATCTTCATTATCACATATATCAGTTCCTACTAATTTAAGAATATATCCATCCCAACTTTCACACATATTATGCAATTCATCAAATCTTTTCTTAAAGTTTCCACTATTAGATGGCAAATCATATATCCAATACTGAATATACTTTTTACTTTCTTTTAAGTCATCATCCGTTGGTTTTGTTTTCTTAACCAATGATACAATTTTATTAAAATCATTTGCAAACTTATCACAATACAATTCACCATCAAATATCAAATCAGGTCTATCTTCAAATAATGGCACTAATGATTTAAAAATATGTGGTGCTGAAATGATTGGTTTACCATTTCTACTAAACATACCATCCTTAGTTACGATACAACGAATACCATCCAATTTAGGTTGTGAGAAAATAGGATATTGAATTTTATCTTTACTATCTTCCCATTTACTCGCCAACATTGGTTCAAAGTATTGTGTTTTGTTAATGTGTTTGATATTCTCAAAGTAACCACTTTCTAACTTCTTTGTTCTCTTTGCAACTGCTTCCAATATTGCCTGTTCTTTATCCGTAGTTGCGTTTGCTCTACCGACATTCTTACCATAACAAATTGTCCATTCATTCGTTGTGATTATACCCCCAACTTGGCCAGAGTGTGTTCGATATTTATTACCCACCACTTCAATTGTCCACTCTTGTGTTGCACCTGTCTTTGTCTTTTTGTATATTGTATCTAATTTCATATTAAAAGTATATTTTTCTTATTGTAAAAAAATCGTTTGGATTGTTTTTGTAATGGTAATTGTTTATTAATTCGTTTTCAGCTTCACTCAATGTTTGATAACATTTTATGTTTTGATAACTTTTTGTGGTATCATTATCCTCTACCCACATATTACTCCAATTCAACCAACAATTTGTTCTATGATTATATATTGTATAGTAACCTCTCATATATTTTATTTTACTAATTCAATTCTAATTTTTCCATCGTCATTAAGCCAACCTTTCAATGTAAAATGTGGGTCGGATGGATGCCCACTTGATAGATATCCAGCAAAGTGTGGTTGTTCTCCATCACTACCCGCATCTTTTATTGTTCTAAACTCAATTGTTTTTGTTGTTATTACATTTCCAAAAGTGTCAATTTGAACATCCGATTTACGTGATATAATGTTTTTCAAAGATAGATGACCAGCACCAATTAAATCACCCAATCGTAATTGGTAAGTTGCATCACTAACTCCTTTTATCTTCGATTTTATAGTCTTTCTTTTACTTCTCAGTTCTCTAACTTTATGTTGTGTGTATTGTGCCATATTATATTTTTTGTCCTAAGTTATGAAATAGTTTTTTAATATTACCAAATGAACTCAATTGTGTTTTATCACAAATCAGTTTTGACAATTCCATATATCCATTTTTTGTTTCTTCCAACAATGTTGCATGTGCAAATGTAGCAGTTCCATCTGACGGAATATTTAATTGTATCATTATTTTTTCCGGAACTGAATAATTCCCCTTTACTTCACTTAGAGAAATGGCATAATCTTTACCAACTCCAGGATTATCCAATACTTCTTCCACATTCGTACAAAGATACATTTGTGTTTGTGCATGAAATACTGGAATATTAAACTCCATACCTTCTAAAAATTTTGGGCCTTTCTTTGTCATTTTTTTCATATCGTTTTCAAATAATAATTTTTCTCTTTCCTCTATTGGTAAATTCTTTATGTATTCCCAAATTTGAGGTGGTGTCATTCCTTCAAATATTTTCTTCATTTTACATACTTCTTTTTATCATTTCTCTAATTGTGTTAGCAATGCCCGTAGCAAATTCTTTTACAACGGATATATTTTCATATGTGAGATACCAAACACAATTATCACAATATACTTTGTAATAATTTTTATAGGTGGCCCAATTCATATCCGTACCGGTATATTCGTTTTTATCTACATATACTAACAAAATTCCTATCAAACCATCTATTGCAAATTTCACTCCGTATCTATCCGTTTCTTCAAATATGGTTAAGGCATATACATTTCTACGAAATTCAACCGATAGAGCAAATTTTAATTGTTCTTCATTGTGGGCTGAAATTTCTATGTTCAATATCCTTCCCATTATCTATTTAATTTTGTTATACATTCATCAATTTTATCTCTTAATCTTCCACCTTGTCCAAAATCACCATCAACTTGAATATGTCTAAATTGTGGAACTTTCATAAATTTGAATTGGTGTGATAAGTATAAATCATCAATTGCAATCCAATTACTAATCTTATTATCCTTAGCCCATTTAACAATTTGAGCTGCTCTTTCAAAGTCTAAAGATGGATTACTCAGTTTATTCCACAATCCAATTTGTCTACTATTCAAATGTGTTGTTATATCAATAAGTTTGGCGTAAATACCATACTCAATGAAAATGTCACTCATTTGTTTTAATGTGTAATGCAATTTCCAATCAGATGATAATACCAATTCTGCATTAGTTGCTTCACTTATCTTTGCTAACGCTTCACAATCTTCTTTAACCCAAGCGTAAGGTATTGTAAATTCATCGGAAGTATTTTCATTTATCTTCACTTTACCATCCATCCAAGTTGCCCATGCCAATGGGCCATCTATATCAATGAATATTATTTTCTTTCTCATAACTTATTTCATTATCTTATTAACTAATCCATTCCAATCTTGTCTTTCAATCTTATCTGCATTATACATTTCAAATTCATCCCTATCCTTATCATTACGAATTACAATTATATGATACTCATTATTCATATCCGATTTGTATATCGTTTCACAAGTTTGTCTCGCATCTTCATCACTCATCGAATTACTAAACCTCATTACGAATATTGGTTTGGGTTTAATTTGTGTTACCGATGGAGTGGAATTATTTGGTATTAAATGTGCCATATCTTATAAATTATTGTAAAAATATTCAAATTGAATTACTCTATTGTGGGCCCAATCAACAAATGAATTAATTGTTTTCATAGGTTTACTCGTAAAGTTTCCAGTATGAATAGTATCAATCCAATTTCTTCCATCACCATTTTCTGCTCTCTTTATTTCATATGTTTCATTTTCCCAATCTATAATAAATGCCATTACATATATACTATTATCAGGTATAGTATATACCCATAATTCAGGGTCTATACCATTCGTTGAAAATTTATATTTACCACCTGTTCTAGTTGCAAATTTTACATCATCTATTTTTCTAAAATTCACCGGTTTTTTCATATTACAATTTTTGAATTTTTTCCATTACATCAGTCACATCTATTTCTCTTAAATAACCAATCACATCATTCGTAATAGGTGTGTCATATGTTAAATCACCATTTTTGTCCAATACTGCCAATTCGTATAACCCATTAGGGCCACCATATGAAAATTCGTGTTTAACTACCGATGCACCATATCCGTTGTCAAATGTGATACGACTAATAATTCCGTCAATGTGTGGATGTTTCTTAAATTTTAAATCTTTAAAAGTTTTCATTTGATTTGTTTTTATTATTTGTTTTAACCTATATTAACATCACCCCTTTGTGAATTTGGTCTATCATCCGAAGATGTTTTCTTACCATTAGCTCTTAACCAATTAGAAACTATAACACCAATCTCTTCTTTACATTTTTCTAATGCCATTAAAGTAAGGGTTTTACTCATACCAGTTTCTCTTCTAAGATAGTTGATGAAACCAATATAGTCAGCGGGGTCTTCTTGAAATTCTATTAACTTGGTTTCTGGCCATAATATAAATTTCTTATTATCCCAATCAATACCTTGTGCCGCTTGCTTTACCGATGTAACAGATGTTCCACCAATACCAACTTTACCATTTGGAATACATACTTCCAATTCATCATAGAACTCACCTTCTGGTACAGCCGCAATTCTATCTTTTAATTCTTTTAGTTTCATATTATTTGTTTTAATGAGAAAATAGCAGGGGAATCGAACCCCTGTAAATTCCAAACTATTTTATTGAATGTTCTTAAACAATGTAGGTATTTGACCATATACTGGTAACTTGCCATCCCATTTGTTTACATATTCCATTTGAATAAGTAATGGTGTCAATGTTTGTTGTTTCATTCTGTTTGATTCAGCTTCCGCTTTAGCAGATGTTAATAAAGCTTGTGCATTACCCTCTGCGGTTGCAATTTTAATCTTAGCTTGAGCTTCTGCCGTTTTCACTTCGTTCTCTGCTCGTAATGCAGCTTGAACCGCATTGTTCTTAGCTTCAATTGATTTTTTAAATGTTTCTGGATAAACTAAGTTAGATGTAAACTGATTGATTACAAATCCCTCTTTCAATAATGAGTTATCCAATAATCTACGAACTTCAACTTCGAATACAGCACGATTACTAATCAATTCATCAGCCGTATATTTGTTAGTTGCTAATCGGAATGCATCATAAACTGCTGTCTTTAAGAAACCCTCTTCGATATCTTCCAAAGGTCTACGATACTTACTAAAGATTGCAGGAACTTTTTCTCTTTGAACGGAGTAGTTCATAATAGGTGAAACTGCAAATTCCGAACCATCCTTTGAGTTTACAATAAATGAATTATCACCTACATATTCTTTGTGTTGAATAAAGGTCGGGAACTCATAGATTTTTGTAGTAAACGGATTATAGAATACCATACCTGTAACTGCTACTACATTATCTACTCCTTTGTTATCACCATACTGATTTACTTTCACTCCTACATGTCCTGCGTCAATTCTTTCACACGACATAAATAAGAAAATTAATGTAATAAATCCTAATACACCAGCCGTAATTGTTTTTGTCATTTTTTGTTGTTTTAATTTTTGTTCTTGATTAAATTGTTCTTCCATTCTATCTAATTCTTCTTCACTTCTACGCTTACCATAGTTATCCCATTGATAATCGTATCTTCTAAATTTTGCCATGTTATATTGTTTTAATTGTTTACTATACTATAAATTCCATATTCCGGTACAAAGATAGTGCGTGCTTCATGTTGTCTATCGTAATAATGAACTTCATATTGTTCTTGTCCACTATACCATTGAACAACTACTGCTCTCGTACTATCTGGTTTCAACCAAACTACATCACCTTGTTTGTATTTAGGTGGTGTTCTTTTTGGTTCTTTCACATTGCATGCGTAAGCAATTATTGATAATACAAAAATTGCACATATACCAAAGACTATAAAATGTCCAATTTCACGCCAATCGGTTTTTACTCCTTTACCTTGCATATTATTTTGTTTTTGGTTTTCGTTTTGTTTTTGGTTCTTCTACTGAAATTTTCACTCTACCTTCTGCTATTGGTTTGATTACACCATCTATTTCATTCATACCTTTGGCATCGGTAAAATCAATTGTTACTTTTGATTTCTTTCTTGTTTTTACAAAAGGTTTATCACTTTCAACTCCATCAAATTGTTTAGGGTTTGATTTCTTTTTCACTACATCACTATATGCATTATGCTTAGTAATGTTTTCTTGCATTGATTTCATTTGTTTTTCAACATGTTCTCTCCATTCATCATCCTTTTGTTTTTCGTATTCACTTTTACCTACCCAATGTTTTACCAATTCATATCCTACAAAAATTAGGATTGCAAGTAATACAATCAATCCAATAAAACCTATCACATTGGATATGGTGTTTGCTTTAGTTATTAACTCAAAGCTAAGGTTTAATGTGTAGAAATACAACACTATTGTAATTGCTGTAATTGCTACAATTCTCAGTTTTTCAATCAATCTTTCCATATTTGTTTGTTTTAATTAATAAAAGGGTTATGTTCTTGTGGATAGAAATCTTCATCATCTATTATTTCTTTTGTGTCAATATACATCCACCTATCATCATCACTACTCCATTCAACCAATCTACCGGAATCTTCATCAATCCATTCCAAATCACCCTCACATAAATCATCATCTTCATCCGTTACTTCATATACACCACAATATCCCATACCAGGTTCTGTGAATGATAAAGTAAATGTCAATTCGGGAAATTGTTTTGCAACATACCTAACCCATTCTATATTTGGAGCCCAAGCGGTATTGTATTGAACACTGAAAAACTCATCTTCATCATCTAAGATATAAGTTTCAGCAACATCCCATTTTGTTCCCCAATTGTCTACTCTCCAATTGTACCAGTCGGTATATCCGTATTTTTGTTTAAGTTCTTCTATCTTCTTTTCAAATTCCAACTTACCCTCAATATCATCTTCTTCACCCCTCCACATATTTGGAGATGTTTGTTCTAATAATTCGGTTGGAGTTTGTCGTAATATTTCCATTGTAAAGTTTAAGTCATCACTTTCTCCAAGTTTAACTAAAGTCAATTCTTTGAATTTCTGAATATCAATTTTGTTACCAGAAACATCTAATTTGTTTTCACACCAATTTGGCATATAATTTAATTTTAATTGTTAATGTATATAATAAGAAAAGGGAAGCAACCTAAGTCACTTCCCAATTCTAATCACCTAAATACTACTGACTACCAAACAATAGTTTCGTCATCATTTTGTTCATCTTTCACTTCGTTGAACAATTGAGTGTTGTCATCAGTCTTAACGAACTTTTGTAGTAATTGAGTCATAAACACTCTTTCACTATCCAATCCGCCGTCATTACTGAAATAAGGTAAGATAGCGATTTCTGCGGCCTCCATTAAGGTAAATCCGTCATAAATCAAACCAGCAGCTTCAACATTCACACGGGTAGATACGATTGTAGAAATCTTACTCATATCCGTTTTGATTAACTGACGAGTAGTGTCGGCAATCTCAGCTAAAGCTTGTAATGAATAATCATCAGCTTCAGGGAATTTGAACTTTAATAATTGGTATTCACTATCCTTATCTAATAAGTCCATTTCAATTTGGACAAATCTATCCATTAAGGCTCTATCCATAATACGGGTAGAGGTATAACTATTACCAATGTTAGCAGTTGCAATGAATGTAACACCACTTGCAACATTTACGATTGGTGAACCTTCCGCTTCGTCTAATCGTAAGTATCTTTGACCTTGGTCTAACACGGTCATTAAGATATTCCATGCTTCTGGATGTGCTCTCGAAATCTCATCCAATAAGATAATAGCGTTTGGTGTGGTAATTGCTTTAACGAAAGCAGACTCACTAAAGAATGTTCCGTTTTCTTTGTTAAAGTGTGTATTACCGATTAAGGTTGCTCTCGGGTCTTGTGTAGCACCTAAGTTAAAGTAGAAGTCAGGTCGTTTCAATGAACGAACTAACGATTGAGATGCCAATGTCTTACCACAACCAGTAGGGCCTGTCATCATAATATTTCTACCACGAACCGCTGAACGAAGTAAGTATTTCCATTTCAAAGGTTCAATAAATAATCCTTCGGGTTTCAATTCGGTTCCTTTCTCATGAATGAATTGTTTTAAGTGTTCGTGTGTTTCAAAAGCTTCTTGCACACTATCACATGTATTTTCTTCGATAACATTTGCAAGTTTTTTGAAGTCATCCATTTCCACCATTTTGTAGGTCAATTTACCCGTCTTACCTACATAACCACGCAATGCTTTACCATTCTCAGCAGCTTCTTTCATTTTAGCTTTTGAGATACCATTCACTTTGGTAATAACATCACCAGTTGTTGTCATTAATGCGAATGTTCTACCAATTTGGATAGATTTGTAACATTCGTTAGTCAAACCAACATTATAGTCGATTTGTTTAGTTTTGCCAGAGGCAAGTCTTTTTACTCTCATAGAATTTGTTTTAGTAGTCTTTTTAGATAATTGTGTCTTTCTCATAAAATTTGGTATTTTTGGTGATTTGATTATATCAAAGATACGACTTTTTCTTGATATGGCCAAATCTTTTTATAACTCATTGATTTATAGTCGTTTATAGCGATAAAAAAACCCCAATACATAACTCGTTGATTTCCAATAAGTTAGGTTTTGGGGTGTTTTTTACCCTATTTTTAATGTTTTTTAGTAATTTGTGAAAAGGGGACTCGAAAGTCCCCGATTTTTCACTTCGGGGCTTTCCGAGCCTATGATTTTTTAAGGAATAATTCGTTCATAGTCTTTGCAACTTCAAACACATTTTCCACATTGACATATTTAGCGTCATTTCCATAACACTTTTTGAATACTTGCCAATCGGATGAATGTTCAAATCTATCTTGTGAACACTCTGTGATAAAGTATGAAAGAATATTGATACCATTACCCATCATTTTCTTCACTTGTTTGTTAGTGTGTTCTGCGGCATTATTTCCAGAATAGTGTATCTCATCATTTCCGTGACTGATACTATATGTGGGTTGTCCGTCAGAGAAGTTTAAGAAGTAACTATCCGTATCGTTTGTTGATGGGATAAGTTCTTTCATAATAGCTTCGAAACACAAACCTTCTGGTGTCGTATTCGTACAACTCAATGCTGACATATAGTAAGCAAATTGTTTGAATGAGTCCCTACGACTATCATGTACAACTGCAACATAAGGTAATGACCTACCACCATTTTCGGTAGAACGGATTGAAACTTGTACATTGATATTACGAGCCATCTCACATGCTTTCACAATAGCGACAGTTGATACGATACATCTTCTCAATTTATCACCACTCATTGATCCAGAATAGTCAATTGAAATATGTAAGTTTGCCTTTTTGAATTGGTCTACCTCTTTAGAATAGAATACATTTTCGTTATCATATCCCAATGACGCAACCATTCTACCATCAATCTTACCTTTCTTCAATCTACTGAATATTGTTTCTCTACTTTCACTACGGATTTGTAGTTTCTTACCCAATAGATTACCCATTATCGTTCCACGCTTCACTTCGTCAGTATAAGGAGTATTGATACCATCAGCATTCCACTTTTTATGTGTAAATGGAAAGTCTTCACTCTCTAATAAAGCAGGAGTAAGTTTCTTCACTACGATACAATCCACACCTTTACCAACTCTAGTACCATCTTGGTTAGTATAATCACTACCAACACGTGTCAATTCGGTGCCTGATTCTTGGATAGTATCTAACTTATCTGATTCTTGTTTGGTAAGTTGTTTCTTCTTAACTTTATCGTTTAAGAAGTCTTTTTGTTTTTGGATTTTCTTATCCAATTGTTTCTTAGCATTGTCCGATAACTTAACTTTTTGTCCCGATGTTCCATCACCATCCTCACCCAATTCCATATCAGAAATATCATCAATCTCAATCTCACCATTACCACTTTCACCCTCACCTTTACCATTTCCATTTTGTGGTTGGGATTGTGATAACTCCATAGGAACATATCGTAAGATTTCAGCAACTACATCAATTGCAAGATTAAGTGCGTCAGTAGTAGTTTTCAATCTACTGATGTTTTTAAGGTCTAACATTCTATATATGTTTCTCAAACCTTTCAACTTACCTAATGTAGTTTCTGGGTTGTTAAGGTTGATAATACGGAACATATAACTTTCCCAAGTTTCATCCGTATATTCATCACTCTTAATACCTTTAGTAACTATCTTATCATTGAAATAGTGTTCATACATACTGATATAGTAATCTCTATAACCTGGTGCTGAATTGAATATATAATTGTCAATTCTTCTATCTTCTACCCAATTGGTCAAACCTTGTACTATATCCAATACTTCTTCGGTTACAAACCCCTTACTACCAATCTTACCATTTGATAAAAATATCTCCGATAATTGTGGTTTGTAATTTCCACCATATGTATCAATTAAAGATTTAATTTCATAATACATTTGGTCGGATGTAAGTGGTGTTTCTCCATTTGCAATGGCAGTTTTGTTTTGATGTTCTAAATTAGACATTCTAGATGAATAGACTCTTCTAATATCAGCAAATACACCCAACATTTTGAAATCGGATAATACAATGTGTGAACCTTCGTGTAAGGCCAAACCTACCGACACATCAAAGTTATCATCTACATCAGCAGAAAGGATAACTTTTTCACCATCCGTTTTACTTTCACTCTTAGTAGCAAAAGAAACAGGTATAGATTTACCAGTTACAATTTGAACGAAGTTTGAAATAGCTCTTCTAACTGAAGCTAATTTATAAAGATTGTGTGTCTTTTTGTAAGCGTCTAAATCTTTCTTTTGATAAGAACCAAATTGTTCCATATAATCAAAAGATGTATCATAATCATCATACCAAAATGATGATGTCTTACTTTTTGATTTTACAAGGTAATCTTTTGTACCTGTTTTGAAATTGTCATACCAACTCATAGCTCGGAAATTTTATGTGTTTTTGTAAATTAATTTTGTGAATATACCACAATATACGACTTTTTTCCCGAATTACCAAATATTTATTAAACTTTTTTATAATATGTTGGAAATCAACCAGTTATGCATAAAAAAAGACCTATATACATAAGTCTTTGATTATCAACGAGTTAGGAAAATACCCCATTTTTGGTCAATTATAGGGTAAAATCTTCATTAGTTTGCACTCCTTTTGGAATTTTCGTATTATTTTGTGGTTTGTTACCAACTACCGTGATTTTGGTTTGTGGTTGTTTGTCCTCTTTTAGTAAATCCCTAATTTCACTTAATAGGTCTACTATAATTTTGAATTGTTCTAATTCCATATTAATTGTTTAATAATTTTTTAAAATATTCGGTATAAGAATAATCGTGTATATATTCCATTAATTTTTTTCTATTGTCTTTCGACTTTTCAACAAAATATTCAAATTTTGACTCCAAATCATTACTTCCAATAAATTCATCAATAGATTTAAATTCCGAATTTAATAGAAAAAAATGTTTTGATAATTCTTTAATCATTTCAATTGGCCCTACCAAGAAAAATGGATGATTAAAAAATAAAGCTTTAAATGTTTTTTCAGTTATAAAATATTCTGAATTATTTTGATAGTATATAGTTTCAAATACTAAATTATAATTTTTATAATTATAATCATTTATTGTTTCGAAATGTTTATATTTTGTAAATTCCAAATCATAAGAATCATTTATAGAACTTCCATTGAATATTTTATTTGGAAATTTTTTATGTAGTCTATTCAATATTTCACTACGCCAACTACTATCATTTGTTGCTTTGCTGTATGTGAATATTGGCAATTGATTTTTATCAAATTTTTTTTCTTTCATATTAGACATCAAATCCGTTAAATAGTAATATCCAATATAATAATAAAAATATTTAAAACTTAGTTTTGGGTCAAATATACCTATTTCCGAAAAATCATATGGTTCGGACATCATATCGTTTAAATGAATATTTGATTGATTGGATGCCGATAAAATTAAATCTATTTTTGTAGATTTACATTTATCAAATAATTTCTTTGGAAAAACTTCACCCCACATCCAAAGTAATACCAATTTACAACCTGGATATGTTTCTCTAAACCTTTCACATTTATCATAATAGATATCGGTGTCGGATATCATTATTATTTTATTTTGATATGAGTTTATTTCTTCTGCTGGGACATTATCGTAAACTATATGATTCATTGATACAAACATTAAATCCGCTTTCATTTCTTCGGAATAATATTTTACATAAGTAGATGATTGATACGCCCTATGGTCAAACTCATCTTTATATATTAGGTTTTCTTTTCCAAACAAACCAAATGCTTTACATAAAGCATATTTTCTATCTAAAAAAAGAATAAGATTATTCGGTTTCATTTTCCATAAATTCAGTAAACTGCTTACCCGCTTTAGGGTTCACTTCGTATAAGTGTTCCAAACTTAATTCGTATCTACCATTCTGTGTTTGTAATAAAAATGTTTCGGTTTGCAAACTATCAATTGCAACCTGCAAACTATCCACACTCTTTGAGTAAGATATACTTGCCTTTTCACTTCTAAGTTTAGACAATTCTTTTTGTTGTAGATAACATATCAATAATACCGATACTGCACCTGTTCCAACAATTGCTTTTTGATATTTTTGTATAAATTCTTTCATAATTATAAATATTAAAAATCACCTTCCGAATTAACTGAGTTGTCATCCCATCCATCACGACCGGCTGATGTTAAAAAATCATTCTCATCGATATCGATTTCATCATCCATTAAATAATCATTGCTTTTTATCAATACCCAAGCAATTAAAGAAATTCCAAATAAACTAAACAAAATAACAGCAAGCATAAAAAAAATATATAATAAAGGTTTAATAATCCATTTAATCCCACCATCCTCTCATCCCACCATCCATTTTGTTTCCTTTTAAAATCTTCCACAATTCTTTCCATTCGGCCTCTCTTATATCATGTGACCTTTGGAATACTTTTCTATTGTGTTCTTTTTGTTCAGGTGTATCTTCCTCATCACTCCATTCCCAATCAATATGTAACTTACCTAATTCATTTTCGGCTTGTTCCACATATCCATCTTCTCGTATGTTATCAATCAACTGAATTGCTCTTTTGATATTATTCACTTTTTCCATTCTACTTTCCTCAACTTCCCATCCATGAAATTCCAATGTGTGTGCAAGTTTAGTCAAAGAGCGTCTTAATATCATCAGTGAATACATATAGTCCCAACTACGATGCTCCCACAATTCTTTTCTAAAATACCAAACATTCTCAAAGAAATATGGTATTTTATATCTAAACAATTCGTAGGTTTTATACCACCAAGTTCGATGTCTACTCATTGTTTTTAGACTTTCCCAAAAACTATCTGCAAATTCTACTTTCATAACTATTTGTTTTTATTTTTTTTCTTAAAAAAGTCCATTATTTTCTTCTCTTTTCGTATTGTAGTCCATGAACCATCCAATTTTTCTTCTAAAAGAGGTGCTTTCCACATTTCAAACATCATCCATAAAAATGTTCCAATGATGCCAATTAAAACATATTCCATACTATATAAGTTTTAAAATTCTATTCTCTACTAATTTGTGAGAATGTTTTATAATATAACCCCACATTAAATCACCTAATATTGAATATCCAAAGAAAGGAATTGCCAAAGTATAACACATAGTCAACCCTTCAATCGTATGTGGGTAGTCCATAAACCATACTCCAAAATTTGACACTATGAAAAATACCAATGATGATAAGAATATGGATTTAACATTCATTTGATTTAAAAACCAACCCATTATTGTAACCAATACAAATCCGGCATATACCCATAATGATATCATTCCAAATCCTAAAACTATGTCAGATAAGAACATTGCAACTAAAGGTGTTAATATACTTAACCATCTCTTTTGAAACATTAAACCAGAAAACAAAGCCAATGATGTTACTGGTGTAAAATTTGGTGGATGTGGTATCAATCTAAAACATACGGCAATTAAAATAAATGCCACTAATAAATTTTCTTTTTTGTTCATATTATTTGTTTTTCATTATGTTATATCTTCTCTGTCTTTCTTCTGCAGACAATTCTTCAGTATAGGTATGTGCAATGTTTGCTTTAACACATATTTCGGGTAACTTACTATTTCTGAAATAATTGTTTATATATCCTATGATGTTTGCCGAACCTATTGGATTTGCAGAGTGAACATATATTTGTGGTAAGGGTATTTTTGTATTCATACTTTCTGCTACTAAAAATCTTGCACAATCCATTCCCGTTTTTTCAGGTATTCTTTCGTAATTCAATTCGTAATTTGGTTTAACATTTGTATAATATTCAACCATTGCACCTTCACCCAAATCGTGGTCTAAAGTGATTACTTCATACGCTCCCAAACCTTTCAATTTAATGTGTGCCACAAATTCATCATAGTTTCTCACCACTTCCCAATCACCTTCGGTTGGTATTCGGACATCATCTAAATACAACCATATTTTATTCTTTTCCATTATATTAAATTTGTTTTTTCTAATTTTTTAATGTGGTCTATTACCCTATCTGCTACCCATCTATGTCCTTTAACTGAGGCGTGGTCTTCTTTATGATTGTATTTATAATTTCCATTCCAAGCTTTTGCAACATTCCATATTTGCAATTTGTTATTTTGTAAATACCCCATTATACCACCTTCCCAATTGGGTATATTGATAAATGAATCTTTTATTTTATCATACAATTCATTCTTCTTTAAAAAATCGGGTTGATTACCAGACCAAGGTACTAAAATAACTTTTATTTCTGGAAATTCCTTTTGAAATAACATTATTTTTTTGTATGTTTCTATCCAAAAATTTTCTTCATTATAATTTTTAATCCATTCAATAGCTGCTTCTACAACATCCGGATTGCTATTTTTTAATTTTAGATAATTTTCAATTTCTGTTGGGGTATTTGGTAGATATTCACCACCTTCTTTACCATGTAAATTTTCATCCCACCATCTCACATATCCTATTTCTAAAACAACATATTTTATCCTATCAATTAGTTTTTTAATTTCAACATCATCTTTTTTCTCATATAAATGCCATATTGCACTGGGAGCTGTTCCTCCTAAAGTTGGTTTATTGGATGAATCGTGTACATTGAATTCATTATAATTTAAATCTTTACAAGTAAGAGATGACCATCTATAATATTTCCAATATTTTTTCTCATAGTTATCTCTAGTGTTTACATCTAATGGCAAATGGACTCCCTTACTTAAATATTCTTCACTATTTAATTCAGGATCCAATTCCCACTCCAACCCCAATCCAAATGTATTAGATTGTCCAGCAAAAACAATTGTATCTCTTTCCATTATATAAAATTGATTTGTCTTGTCATAAAATCGTAATCAAAAGTAATTGGTTCATTATAAACCTCATATCTTAAATTACAACTACATCCATTAAAAGTATAAATATCACCCCACTCATCTTTATAAGGAATAATTCCATATCCATATGCTTCATGTATATGACCTGCAAAATGTAAGTGCGGTTTTACTTCATGCAATCTATGATACAAATCTTCACAACCTACATTTTGATAATTGTTTTGAGTCTTATCACAATATCCGTAAATAGGACTATGTGTTATTACAATGTCTGTGTCATCTGGTATTTTGTTCCAAACTTCATTGATATCCTGCCCTCTATCTTTGTTAAAGGCCCAACCATATCCGAAACTAGGACTGATAGGACTTCCCCATATTTTAATATTGTCGAATTCAACAAAACTATTCTCTAAATAAAATGTATCATTATCCAATTTAGATAACAACTCAATCAACCATTCGGGTTTTCCTTCAACAGGTGGTTCAAAGTATTGTTTCTTATCAAAGTGGACTGACTTATCTCTAAATAAAACCTCACTATCAAAACTTAAGTCGTGGTTACCTGCAATAAATACTTTGAATTTATATGGTTGTTCACTAAACCATTTAACGAAATCTTCCACTTCGTGTTTTCTACCGATAGATGAAATATCTCCACTATGTATTAACAAATCTCCTCCTGGTAATTTACCATTAAGTTGTTTGTGTTTATTATGTGTATCACTTATGTGCGTTATTCTCATTTTCATTTTACTTTCTTTAAATATTTTATAATATCTTTTATCTTATCCGTATCTTTTGGACTAATAATAAATTCATCAAATGCACCATACATACATTGATATCCAAATATATACTTTATACCATACTTTACTCTTTCCCAAAATGGTCTTTTGTTTAAGTGAGTATGAATATAAACCATAGGTGATTTTGTTCCATCCGGATATTCATCTTCCGAATAATGTACAACCATTTGATGCTCGGTTGAATGACAATCACATATTAAAATATCGTGTGTTTCGTAAGGTATCTTTTTAGACATATTATTGAGTTTACTATGTAAATATACGAAAAAAACCCCAAATTACCAAATAAATCTTCGGTATTAAGGGGTTCAATGACTTATATATATTAAAAAAATTATATATGTAAATAGCTGTATCGGTAGGACTCGAACCATACAAACGGAGATTCAATAAGTAACATAAGTGCTTGCAAGCTTGGTGGTCTACCCCAGTATTACTCATCTATTTCTTTATCCGTGCCCTCGGGACTGGAGGGTGTGTTTGCCAGGTTATAACTGAGATAACCAATTTCACCACGATACAATTTTTGAACTAACTCACTGGAAACCTTATAATTGAATTGAATCAACTTATGGGTTAAGCACTCCGTTTATGTTAGTTCTTCGTGCTCCAAATTTGCGGAAAGACAGGGATTCGAACCCCAGATACGCTCATCACGTATGCCGCTTTTCAAGAGCGGTGCAATCAACCTCTCTGCCATCTTTCCTAATATACTAATAGATATGTGTTTCTTCGTTTCTGAAGTCTTTTGTATCTATTTCAAATTTTTCTTGTCTAATTCTAGCTTCTTCTGCTTCTCTAACCATTCTAATCCAAGTAATAGATACATCAACAGGCGCCAATACCCATGCCATAACTAACACCATAATTGAGTCTAATTCCGGTGATGTCCCATAATCAACTCCTCTATTTTTGTATTTTTGATTCAGTTGATAGAAACAATACACTATGCAAATAACATAATAAATAACAAACCAATTCATAATTTTAAGTTTTAAGTTTTAATAAATATACGATAATATTTTTATATTACCAATTTTTATATTACCAAATAAATGTGGGAAAGATAGGACTCGAACCTATGACCTCAAAATTATGAGTTTTTTGCTCTAACCAACTGAGCTACATTCCCAATAAAGATTATATTCATTCCGCCTTTAGTAGTCTATTTACCATTCACTACCACGTTTATCTAGTCAGACTTCTTTGGGTTTGGTATCGTTCCCTTTATATAATCTTTAAATAAGGTGCCGGAGGAGAGATTGGTTACTCACACGCAGGCCATTTCGGCTAATACTGCTCCTTTCTAGATTACGGCGCGTCTCAAAGTTGTACACACTTCTTTCCGCCACTCCGGCATATTGTGGAGAATACCGGATTCGAACCGATGTATCATGCGTGCAAGGCAGGTGCTAAACCAACTCAGCTAATTCCCCCATTTGTGCCTCAAGCGGGAATCGAACCCGCACCCACATTACTGCGGACGAGATTTTAAGTCTCGCGTGTATACCGATTTCACCATCGAGGCGGTGATTGTAGTCCGGCGTGGAATCGAACCACGAATAGTTGCTTAGAAGGCGACGGTTATATCCATTTAACTACCAGACCATTGGTTGTTTCAACTTGCAAGTTTACTCTTAACATCTCTTTCTCTACAACGACTGAACTTAATCACATTTGTAGTCCGAATGTAGCGTTGGGTAATTACTCCATGCTTCTATGTAACTCTATATACCTTACTTTGTTACTAAGTGTGTTAAGTGTATGAAACAACTTGCGGAATTAACGGGATTCGAACCCGTGGTCTCATCCGTGACAGGGATGCATGTTAGGCCAACTACACCATAATTCCAATTTGAGCCTAGTGATGGATTCGAACCTCCGACCCTCTCATTACAAATGAGATGCTCTACCAGCTGAGCTAACCAGGCAATTTAGAAGGTCACCGATACCACCTTCAACGGAGAGTTATTTAATGTCATTTTGTCTAATTTATCTTTCGATACATAGTCGCAGGTTTCTCTCTTAACTGACGAACCCGACCCGGTTTTAAGTTTGTAGTCCCGAGGAGAATCGAACTCCCCTCTCGTCCGTGAAAGGGACGCGTCCTAACCGATAGACGACGGGACCAGAACTAAAGGAAAGTAGAAGATGGGTGCGTGGACATCTACTTTTATGATTGGCGTTTCTAACCGGTCAGTATTACAATGAATACCCATCCCAATCAACCTTTAATAAATTAAATATACGATAAATAATTTAATCTACCAAATTATAATTTTACTAAGTGGTCTGCTGCATATGTTGCAATAGGCCCCAAAGATTTATACCTAACTTCATATCCCATTCCTTCTACCATACCAACTGCTTGTCTAAACACTTCGTTAGATTTATACTTTGGGTCTGGGTTAATGTCAATGTCAATCCATTTCACTTTAGGTATTCCTGCATTTTTCATTGACTCAGCAACTTCAACTGCATACCATACTTCGTTTAATAGTCTAACTGACCTTGTTGGTTCTCTTTGAGATTTCCACTTATTATATAACACATGTGCACCTTTTCCTTTGTGGTATAATGCAACTACAATTGCATATATAGTCTTGTCCGAAAAGTTTTGAGAGTCACATCCAATTAAGATTTCTACATCCTTATTTGACTCCATATACTCTTTTACATAATCAAGTAATTCTACTTTCTGACCACTATATAATTTTTTGTATGTCATAACATATGTTTTATTTTTTGTACCCGTAGAAAGACTCGAACTTTCAATTGTACGGCTTCTAAGACCGTTGCGTATGCCTAATTCCGCCATACGGGCATTTTGCGGAAGATGTAAGATTCGAACTTACGATACGAATTACTCCGTATAACGATTTAGCAAACCGGCCCTATCAACCACTCAGGCAATCTTCCTTTTGGGTGTAAGAACGGTATCGAACCGTCTTCCCTGGCTCCACAAACCAGTGCATCACCTTAATGCTTCAAACACCATGTTGTTGCGGGGCTAGGAGTCGAACCTAGGACACTCGGCTTATGAGACCGGTGGGAAACCATTCTCCCCGCAATATGTTGAGGTCAGTATTGGATTTGAACCAATGTGAAAGCTTTTGCAGAGCTCCTCCTCGCCTCTCGGACAACCGACCTTATTTGTAGCCCCTAAAGGATTCGAACCCTTACTCTAACATCCGTAGTGTTGTGTGCTATCCGTTACACTAAAGAGCCATCATTTGCACGCAGTGAATGAATCGAACACTCTCCTCTGGTTTTGGAGACCAGTTGGCTACCATAGCCTACCACGCATTTGTAGGAATAACAAGACTCGAACTTGTGACTTCAATCGTATCAGAATTGCACTCTACCAACTGAGTTATATTCCTATGTGTTGTCCCTCAGGGATTCGAACCCCAACTATCTGGACCAAAACCAGATGTACTAGCCGTTATACTAAAGGACAATAATCTCAAGCATTCTACTCCCCGCAGTACGGAATTGTATCTTACTTAGCCCATCGTTAGCGGTATGGGTACTTGAGTTGAGCAGGTGAGAGGAATCGAACCTCCGTCTCAGGCTTGGAAGGCTAGAGTAATAACCATTATACGACACCTGCTTATATTTTGTCGGAATAGCAGGATTCGAACCTGCGTGCTCCACATCCCAAATGTGGCGAGATAGACCGGACTCCTCTACATTCCGTTATTGTACTTCCTATGTGCAGAGTTGTCTAGTACTAACCATTCTCCAGTGACCCCTAATGGACTCGAACCATTGACTCCTATATTAAAAGTATAGTGCTCTAACCAACTGAGCTAAGAGGTCTGACTTTTGTCACTTTCCATTTTGTTTCTTTTTGGTTTGTGGTAATGAGTGGTATCGAACCACTTCCTAAAGATTTTCAGTCTTTCGCTTCTACCTAGTTAGCTTCATCACCAAATTGTGAGAGTAAGTGGACTCGAACCACTGAACTCGAATGAGAGCGGATTTACAGTCCGCCGCAATTGCCGCTATGCGATACTCCCAATTGTTGTAGAAGATATAGGATTCGAACCTATGACTTTCTCGGTGTAAACGAGATGCTCTAAACCAACTGAACTAATCTTCTATGTTGCGCTTTCCGAGAATTACGATATCTCGACCCCATCATTAACAGTGATGTGCTCTGCCTCTGAGCTAGGAAAGCGTATATAACAAAAAAACCCCTAACTTTTTTATCAGTTAGAGGTCTTTTAAATATTGTTTATAAAACTATTACATTTTATCCTACATCCGTATCCTCTAACTTATCAATTCTATCTTGTGAATTAAACATACTAATGCCCGCCCACACCTTAAGTGTCGGTTGATAACAATTTGTATGTAAGTTAAAGTTTTTCATCGTTAATATATATAATCTTTTTATAAATAATGTTAAAAAAGTAATTTAATTTCAAAATACGCCACGTCAAGTCATGCTCCGGTTATTATCAGCCTCATCAAATTACTTTTGATTAGTACAAACAGGTTTTAACGGGAGGCGATAAACCTTCATAGTGTACTGCTATCTAAATCGGTAACATATATCGTCTTTATTACATTTTTCACGAAAAATCCTCCCAAAAACGCTCATTACCAATTTTATTTTTTCGTTAATATCTTTTAGGTCTTTTAAACGATTTGACGGTTGAATAAGAAACCGCCGGAAATGTCGACCACGAAAATCTTCGTATTGAGCGGGGCCATAGAATCGAACTACATCCTCTCACCTGGATCGGTAAGTGTGCTATCCCGTGGGTAAACCCGCGTGGAACCATTACACCAACTCCGCTTATAAATGGATGAGAATACTCCATTGGGAGAACTAGCTTTAGAAAGATTATTTGTTTCCTTTCGTTTCCACTACCTTTTGAGTAGTACCAATTCAATGTGGATGATTTAAGACTATCAGTCTTTAAGTTGCCGATTACTCTCTCATTACTCCGCTTCTTCAAATCTGCCGACCTGATTAAACCTTGCGAGTCTAGAAGTTTTTCGTAAGAATCACAGACCTCTTGCGGAGGTATCGTGGCAAGGAACAACTCCCTACTATGTACACACCTTTCATCTGCAACTGGTAAACACTTAAGCTTAATTTTTATTGAATTTTGATAAATGCAAATCAAATTGAGTTTTAGTTTATAGAATTATTCAGGTAGCGGTTTACCACTAGCTCCCTCATCTTTTGAACGAGAGAATACTAAACTACCCGATGCAGTATCCCTACTGCGGTTTTTTAAGTCATCTTCAGTTATAGGTTTTGGTAAACTCTATAAGAGGATGGTAACAACACCACTTGTACACTATCTTATCTCGCGTCCTTTCGGATGGCTTGATGTTAAGATAACTTTCAAACTGAATACCGCAATGATGTAGAGGGATTAAGTCTACACTTCTTACTGATATTCTATGGGTTATTCTTATTGTTGTTCCCAACTCAGTCGGAGTATCTATACTACCCCAACCATTCCCACTATTCACCTAAAGTGTTACCCTCAACTACTTTAGCGAGAATGATATCCCACTTGCCTACTCAAGTTATTCTCTCCTTACGGGGAGAGTAACCGCAGATACACCACTTAAGTATATCCACTTTATCCTACTTTCGTAGTTTATTTGACCACCATAGGCGGCGGTTGTTTACTTTGTGAGTAGAAACTCACTTTGTAAAGATTTCAATATTTTAAAGAACTTTTCTTTCGGTTTTAATAAATATACGAATAATTTTTTTTATTGCCAAATATTTTTAAAACTTTTTTTGTAAATTTGATAACGAGTATCTTTCATCACCTATTGTTTCTCATTTACTTATGTAATATACGAAACATTTTTAACATTACCAAATTTATTTTCAAAAAACTTTTAAGATAATTGGTATCCGGCTTTCTTAAGAGCTTGAGCCCCGCACATAGTCGGTTTTATTACTATTGGCTTCAACCAATCATCTTAAATGTAAGATACGATAATTTTTTCAAACTACCAAATCTTTTTTATTTTAATAATAATTGAAATGTTATACATTTTACGGGCGTCTTATTTTTACTTAGTCTACTCTCCCACAATTATTATATTTTTAAAGAACTTATCATTGTTTCCTTTGATATATCAAATATACGACAAATTTTTCAATCTACCAAATATTTTTTTAAATCATTAGAAATCAATGAGTTATGGTGGAGATGAGCGGAGTCGAACCGCTGTCTTACTAGAAATCAATAATATCAGCATCTCACATGTTTATTCAGTTATTCACAACTGACAAATATATAAGTTTTTACATTTCGTTATAATCAATGTTTTGACTCGATTTAGGGTTCAGTCAATTTTCCACCTTTATAGCTACTTCTGTTACTAGGCGTATGTAGTCCGGCCCTATTGTTTGAATTAGGCTGCTACAGCGTAATCCATACCTACAAACGCCATTAAATCGTTGTAAGTCATAGTTGACATTTCGTCATTTATTGTTTTGCAAGTATTTTAAGACATTCTTACTTTGTCTACATGTGATATTACCATTTACATAGCAATCAATTCCATACATCCCCATATTTCAATGAACTTATCAATTTTTGTTTGATATACTCAAATATACGACAAATATTTGATATTACCAAACTTTTTTTAAAGTTTTTTATAACTTATTGATTATCAACGAGTTATGTATTATAAGTATTTATATAGATAAAAAATCGTAATATAACCTATTTCCAATGGTTATTATCCCTTTCCCACCAAAAAGTTATGTCTTGGGTTTGATTGTCATAATACTCACCTACGAAGTCCGACTTAAATGTAGAATGTGTATTTTCGTATAATGCAAGAGTAATCAATTTTTTACCAGTTTCTAATCTTTTTTTAGTCCAATCTATGATATATGTGTAATTTCCACCTCTAATTACTGCAGCTTCTACAAATATCAAAGTTTTTCCTCTGAATAGACTTGAATGTAATCTGAACATTTCATACATTTCATCAACATATCTCCTATTCCAAACTTCATCAGGATATGGAACATCTATACCAAACCCATCACAAACCTCACCATTGAAAGATAATTGATGTCTAAGTATTTGTCCTACCATTGCAGAATAATCGGTAGAAACAGTCACTATGCAAGAATTAGACGCATTAAAACCTACGTCTAACAATTGTTCTCCTAATTTTACTATTAGTTGTAATTCCTCTGTATGTGAAACAAATTTAATTGAACGCATACTATTTGTTTTTTATTATTTAAACTTCAATCCTGTCAATTTTTCTACATCTACCAAATCTACCTTATTGTTATTTATACCATCTGGATTAGATAAGTCATTTTCAAATAAGAAAGCCATCCATTCATTTGACTTCTTAGTATAAACAACTTTCCAACATTGTTTAGGAACTGCAACTTGTCCAACTCTTTTAATTTCACCAACATTACCTGCCCAAATATGAACACTATCTTCTTTAGATGCAATTTCTCTAGTCAAAGTTTCTAACGATTTCCAATCACCTGCATTCAATCTATGTGTTTGTGCAGCCATATTACTAAAGTAGAAACATTCATCTTGTACTGCTTGAGTTTGACATTGATTGGATTTTGCTGGCATCAAATGTCCTCTATCATATCCACTATTTACATAATCTTTAGATAAGTCAGTTTCGGTAGGTAATAAGGGGTCTGGTTTAAAATTATCTTTTCTAGCTAATGGTTTTTCACAAGCAACTTTTGCTTTTGTTTCCCACCACTCTACCATTACTGGATATTTTTTTGACTTACTGAAATGTGATGTGTAGTTTGTGTGTTTTAATACTACTACATCTTGTGCAAATAAAGTAACACTAATAACCAATAGTGTAACTAATGATAATACTTTTTTCATCCGATTTTTGTTTAGGATAAATATAATAAAATTAAATTATAACATTACTCTACTACCTATCAGGAAGTTATGTAAAATAGGTGTTCCAGGTTGAGTTCCACCACTAAATTTATAGTTAAAACTGAATCCAAATCTTTTACTAATTTTATAGTCAAATGAACTACCTAAAAGAAATCCTGCATGTCTATTTACCGTTGTCCCACCTGTTTTTGAATTGTAAGATAATGGTGATGCCATTACAAATACCTGTGGTGATATTGTAAGTTTTTTTGAATACTGATATGGTTTAGTCCAAAATGCAACTGATGATGTAATGATAGAATAATCAAATCCACTATTTTGATTTTTTAAAAATAGATTTACCATACCAACATTATATCCAAATGTTCCGTATTTTGGATGTGGTTTAATCCATGTATATCCTACCAATCCCATATAGTTTCCGTCTAAATATGCCGTAGTAACTCCGTAAGAGTGTATTGCATCTAATTTGCCCTCATTAAATTCCATTTTAGTATAACCACCACCCAATGCAAATTGTTTCAAATTTGACCATATCATTGCATTTGCAGAGAATGATTCATCACCAGCCATACTTGCCCTACTCCAACCCAATCCTAATATAGAACCAAACTTTCTATCTGCATTTTCGGCAACAGTATAATCCGATGCTATTAACATTGGATTTAAGTTTCCATTTTTTTTCTTTTCTTCTTTCTTACTCTCTTTCTTATCTTCCTTTTTTTCCTCTTTTTTAGTTTCTTCTTTCTTTTCCTCACTCTTACTTTCTGATTTCTTTTCTTCTGATTTAGATTCTGATTTTGTTTCACTCTTACTTTCTGATTTACTTTCCGAAGATGAAGATGAACTACTCTCACTCTTTGTTTCAGTTTTTGTTTCCGATGAAGATGAACTACCCCCACTTTGTGACGAAGATGAAGATGAACTACCCCCACTTTGTGACGAACTATTATTTGGTGGTGGAGTTGATGATGCAGAAGATGTAGATGCGGTTGCACCACTACTTGCTGCAGATGAACTTGCCGTAGATGCCGATGAAGATGCTGCAGAACTTGCAGAGTTACTTGCGGCAGTTGATGCAGAGCTACTTGCTGCAGAACTTGCTGCAGATGATGCAGCTGCAGATGCAGCAGAACTTGCGGCTTGTGATGCTGCGGTTGATGCAGCCTGTGTAACTGTATTGGTAACCGTTTGTTGAACTACTATATTTGTAGGACATGCTAAATTAGAATAACTCAAATAAACTTGATTTATCCAAATTTGTAATTGACCTGTTTGAACTTCTATTGGTGAGAATGTTTTGACTTGATTATAAAAAGAAACACTTGCATAACCATTTATCATTGTTGTAGTTGCAACTTTCTTTTCACCCGTGCATTTGTCTATGAAAGATTGTGTATAGGTTTGCCCATTAGCTTTGAATGCTAATAAAAATGTAACAATTAGAACTAAACCTATTTTCCATTTTTTCATTATCTTTTTTGTCTTGGTGGTAAAGGTCTTTGTGGGGCAGACCATCTATTATGTGGTATTGTAGGTCTATACCATCTATTTGGTTGAATGTGTGGTCTTTGTGGAATTACAATAGGTCTTTGTCTTTGTATGATTATCGGATTGTAGTAAGGAACTCCCCAACCATAATTAAAAAAGAATGGTGATGGAACATACAAATCATCATATAGTACTCTTTGTTTTTTTACAACTGAGTCTTTTTGGTCTACATACACATATCTAACAGGTGTACAACTTGCCAAATACATTGTAACCCATAAAAATAATATAAATCCTACACAAATTGAAATTATCTTTTTCATACTATTTTAATTTATAACAAATTCTATCTAATTCTTCTTTTCTTAATGCAATTGTTTGTTCTACAAATCCTGTATTTGAAACCATATCAACAACATACATTCCATTCATTTTTTCCGTAACTTCTATTTCTTGTCCCTCTATAAAACCCAATTCCATCAATTTCATTCTCATACATGGAATACATTTTTGACAATCTTCAGGTTGTGGAACATCTATTACTTCATAGTGCATTGAGCCATCTTTAAAAATTCATCTTTGTCAAATATAACATCTTCATTTCTGAACTTTGCCATCATTGCAACTGCTATATCTTTTCTATTGTGTAAATCTTTAACCATTTTAATTATTTCTGCAACACCCATAACCATATCTCTATCGTTAGAATGGTCTGGACTTGCTTCTTTAATTAAACTACTTAGCTTTATCATTTTGTAATTTTTTTAAGATTACTAAATTTGCATCTACTAATTCTTTTTTCTTTACACCACTTCTTCTACTTCTCATTGCTCTTGGTTTTTTTGCTGCACTTCCCATAAATTATTTAGCGAATACGCCCTTTTTAATCATTTTATCTAATATATTTGCACATGCAATATCTAATGCTTTCTTTGTAGATATAGATATTGTCGATTGGTTGAATTTGATTGGGTCTACCGATGCATCCGAAACTAATGTTAATTGTCTATTTGTTTTAGCTTCACCTAAACCAGATGCTGCAATAATTGCACCTGTTTCTGCATTTGTAAATCTAACTTGTAAACCTATTCTTGTCACCATATTATCTTTGATACCATCTTTTAAGTTGATAGTTTCATCTTCCGATACCGAATAATCATATACTTCAATTTCAACAAAGTAATGTGCTAATTTAATATTTCCTCTACCTTGTATTTTATTTTCAGAAATACCAGCATTTGATGCTTTGAATTGTTGCACCATTCTGTTTTTGATTTCAGTCTTATCTTCGGTAAATTCAAATCTATTAAGGTTGTCCAAATATTCCAATGTGATATTTGCAACACCCAAACCAACTCTCTTCTCTTTCAATTCAGGATACATTTCATACACTTCCTCACCGATACCACATTTAAGGATTTGAATGTATTTCTTTGGGCCTTCATAATCTAAATATGCAGATATATCTTTCTTCTTTTCAAAATCTGCTTTAAATTCTTCTGTCTTTGTTACTCCTATTGTTTGTGCATGAAGGGCACCCACAACACTGCTTAGTAAAAAGAAACTTAATAACACTAATAATTTTTTCATACATAATTTGTTTTGATATAAATATAAAAAAAGGGAGTATTTAACTCCCTTCTCTAATTTTATCCTTTTTCCGATTCGGCATCTAATTTGTTCTTATCATGTTCTGCTTTTCTATTGATGTATTTATCAACCGATGCAATGCCGAATGAACCTAAAGTGATTACCAAAAATCCGTTAAAAATATATTCGTTAATCAATAATTCTTTACCCATCCAACCTGTGATAAGGTCTACGAATAATGCAATTACCATCATACCGAATGACAAGAAACCAACTACTGATTTTTCGTTGATATCGTTGTTGTCTTTAAATAATTCTTTCCAAAATCCCATAGTTTTATGTTTTAATTGTTATAAACTATGTAACCTATTTTATCCTGCCATTTCAGCATCTTCATCTTTAATCTTTCCACACTTCAAACATTCCTCATCACCATCACCATCTACATCACCCCAGATATGTTCACATTGTCTATGTGCAAAGTATTCATCAATTTTTCCGTCACCATCAAAATCTAAACCATCCATTACACCATCACCATCTTCATCCACTTCAACACCTTTCTTTTCTACTTTCGGTGTTTCTACTGCGGATGTTGTTTCGGTTGTTGGTAATACTAATGGTGTAGTTGACATTGGAACGATTGGAGTATTTGGCATATCTGCAGTATTACTCATTGAAGTTCCATCTTCTTCATCCATTTTTTGAACTAACATCTTATCTTTATCGGTATCACTAAACCAGTAATCTATGATTTTACCATAACTACCAATGAAAGCACCTAATAACAATAATAAAAGTTCTTTCCACTCTCCTGCAATTTCGGACTTATAAAATATAGCGGCAAACATACCACCCATAATTAACATAAATCCACCCAATACTAACGCAGTAATATACCATCTGCGTTTCATCATTGCGTTTAATAAATCTTTAAATCCGCTTGGCGGTTGTTGATTACTCATCTTCTTTTTTTATTTTAAATGACCATTTAATTAATAAAGTCAATCCTACTACAAAAAATAGAACTGTCCCTATTTGATACCATATTACCATTCTGCTGGCTTCTCTTTGAACTCATCACCATCTTTCTTCTTAGGCTTTGGTTGCTCTGCAGGTTTTGCATTTGATGCTCCACCATTACCGCCACCATTTACAATTACAGTTTTACCTGCTGATTGTTGTTGTTGGTTTGAGTTAGTGATATTAATAACCGGTGCTGCTTGTTGAACTGGAGTTGCTTCCTTATCATCACCACCTGTTAATTTTGTTGTTATCCACCCACCTACACCTAATGTAATAGTTGAAATGAAACCGATGATTACATTCTTAATAGATGAACCACCACCTTGTTGTTCTTGTTCTTCTGACATAAATTGTTGTTTTTATAATTTGTTAAAATCTGTTATTCCTAATTGTTTTCCATTTGAGTCATATATACCAATTCTATAAGCTGATGATGGAAGTGCGTTTGTATATACTTTCAGTACATTGTCCCCCATTCTTACATCACTTGTAGATTTAGATACAACTCTATTTGCAATATCAAATATTCTAATAGTAACAGTTTGTGCTACCTCACTCTTTACATTCATTGCAACTTCAGATGTTACAAAATGTGATTGTAGTTTGATACCACTTACACTTTGAATTTGTAATGTTGGGTCTATTTGATTTACTAATGGCATTTCAGTTGTTTTTCTACAACTCAATATTACTAATGTCATCAAAAATCCTAACCCTAAAATTTTGTCAATTTTTCTCATTTTACTTTACTATTATTATTGTTTTTCCTACTTTACTTTTGTTTTCATCCTCCAATAACAGATATAAATATTTAACTGAAAGTGATTTAGTATATATTTTCTTTTTATTTTGTCCAATTTGACCGATAAATCTTTCTCTTGTCAAAACTTGGTTATTCACACTATCACCTAAAGTCAATGTATAGACACCATTTTTAGTTAATTCAAATTGTATTTCTTGTCCGTTTTCAACACTACTTTCGTTAACACTAAATATGTTTACAACAGGTTGTGGTGTAGGTATGACTTGTGTTTTTCTACATGCTATCAAACTTAAGAATAATATGAATATTAATTTTTTCATTACTTCATTATTACTTTTAGTGTTTTTCCATTTTTATTTACTGCATCTGAAAATCCAACTGAAATCAATCCTAATACATTATCTAATTTTGTTTGTGGTTTGAAACTAATTTTGTATTCAGTAGTATTATCCAAAATTCCACCATCCGTTATTAGAGAACCTAAATTGATATAATCACCTTTGTCAGTTCCATAGTTAGTTGGTGAACCTTTTGTTTTGAAACTAATATTATTAAATTGTAATAAACTATTATCATAATTCAATTGTAATTGTGTTCCTACCAATTCTTGTCCTAATGGGTCTATTGTAATATATGCATAAACACTATCACCAATAATTTCAGTTATGATTGATGCATTGATTTCATTTGATACAGGTAAACTCATACTTCTTACACTCATACTTACAACTGCATTTTGAGTTTGTTGTGCCGAATGTGAAAGATTTACATCACCCACCCAAGTTACACTTAAATTATAGGTGTTGTTCAATGTTCCAGTATTCAAATTAAATGGAATTAAACTTCTCGTATAATTGAATTGTGTATTCCAATTTGATTTTGTTATTGCATCATATTCCGATTTGTTGTATAGTTTCATTAAATATGTTAATGCAGAATATTGTGTAAGTGGTTCTATTCCCGTTAGATGTCTTAATAATTTATAAGTATCCACTTCATTAAACACACCATTGCCATCCACATCTGCATTCATATATTGAATACCATATCCAAATTCCAATCCACTTTGATTTCCAAATAAACCCGTATTTGATAATTCTTTGAATGCTAAATATACATCCGAAACACTCACAATGTTTGAATATAATGTATTTAATTCGGTTTGTGAATTTGCAACAATTTCTATTCCATGTTGTTTGTAACTTTGGATTGGTGAAAACGAAAATGCTGCAGATGTTCCATACCAATTATCTTGTCTCCTTAATAAATTACTATATGAACTTGTTGATATTTTATTTGTCAAATCACCTCTTAATAAATAAGTTTTCCACCAACCACTCACACTTATTACACTAACTGCACTATCGTAAATATCCAATACTTTAATTGATGTAATTGTATTTGGGTCTATTGATGTACCGGTAAACATTCTATCATCTATAAGAAATTGATGTCCACCTAATGTAGCATCGTAATCATATATTATTGCAGCTTCCCATTGTCCTGCAGATGCTATTGCTTTGTAATTATTACTATTCACTTTGTTAGTATCCAAATCATTTGTAATATCCGTTTTGCCCAATCCATTTAATGTTCTGGAATTATTAGTTGTAACACTCCATATATTATTTACATATGTGTTTACTTTTGCTGAAAATTTGGTTTCATCTAATGTGCTACCAAAATCAATATTAAATTGTGCTCTTAAAACATTACCATTTGAATGATTTGCCGAATTTGTATAAAATTCAGTGAAAGATGCATCATCTGGATTAGTCCAAGTTCCATATTCAATTACATACGCATTTGCCCAATTGTTTGATAAATCGTTCCACTTATTACCATTCCATTTTGTTACTGCGTAATCTTCTCCATGATTATATCCATTTGGTTCACCCGATGACCAGTTATTATAAACACCAGGTATATTTCCAGCAGTTGGGCCATTTGATGTTTTCATTACTGTCCCTCTTTCAGGTCCTGCATCAATTACCCAAGTTCCATCTATTACCTCATCCGTTGCTGCGAACCATATATTTGTAACCGGTACATTATTATAAATGAATAAATCTTCATCTGCAGAAGTTATGGTTACTAAATATCCAGTCTGTCCTTTGAATGTTGTTAATAAAGACCTTGCTCTTGCGTTGGTGTATGTTGTTCTATCAACCGTTGCAGTTATAGGTTTGTAAAAGTGTCCATTCACACCATTATAATAATATCCCGTTGGATTGACTGTTGCAGCTACTGATAATTTAACATTACCTATCGTTGCACCGGTATTTACTTTTAAGGATGTCAATGCATTGTTAATGTTTGCCATTGAACCTGTTACAACTAATCGAGTCTTATTTCCTGTTAATGTAAATCCACTTGCTGCCGTTAAACCGGCGGTGGTAGTTAAATAAAATGTAGTTCCCGATGGATATTCAACTAAACTAATTGATGCCAATACAATATCGGTTGTTGCAAATCCACTTAATACAAACCCACTTGCATCTTGTCCCGATGTGGATGGTATAAATGATTTAGAGTCCGGAGCAGATACACTCTGTCCGAACCCTAAAAATGATATTAAAAGAAATAATGTAACTAATAAGTGTTTCATATTATTCTATTGTTAAATCAATCTTCTTACCGAAACCATCAACTGCATCTGCCAATACGAAGAAAAATAAACCTGCAGTGTTTGTTAAAGGTTCTTTTGGTGTGAATACTAATTTATATGGAGTTCCCACTTTAATTCTTGCAGTTTTTAATTGGTCAATAGAACCAAATGTTAATCTACCATTATCATGAGTTGAGAAGTTTGTCATAGTTGATCCTGAATCGAATATAATATTATCTAAAGTTAATTTAGTTGAATCATAATTCATAATCACTTGCAAACCTGCCAATCCTTCTTTTGTCAATGTAGTCGTTAATACAACCTTACCATTTTCCAAAGTAGATGTAATACCCAATGTTGCTTTTTCAAATACAGGTGCCGTATAAGACATCGATTGAACTGACATTGATTTGATTACATTATTATCGTTTATCGAATTAACATAATTGTTAGTTGCAATTCTATTTGCAATTGTGTCAGGATGTGATGAGTGTGACCAGTTTAAGTCACCTGCCCAAGCAAATACTGCATCAACAGTTTGTGATGGTGCCGTAATGTATACTCTATTTTTTGTAACACCGTCTAACCAACTTTGATTTAACAAACCACTATACCATCTCCACGAAGTTGCAGTTGATGTTGGAACGAATGCATTTGCTGATACATCTTGTCCCATTACATATGCAAATAAATTATATGAATCGGACTCATTAAAAGTCATATCATTTTTTGTTACATTACCAATTTTCTTTTCGAATGTAGGTCTTGTAAAAAAGTTTGAAACTCCACTAATATCGGTTTGTGCATGTCCTAAAAATGCTTTATATGCATCTGATACAGTTACAATATTGTTCATCCAACTTTTTTGAGAAGCAGGTGATACAAATACACCAACACTATCTCCAACTTTAACACCTGATGTGAATATTACCTCACCACTTGCATCCAATGCCGCCTGTGTAATTGGTTGTTGTGACCAATCAATATCACCACTGCCATCTGTTTTCAATCTCATCAATTGAACATTGTGGTCAGAAATTGTATAACCTTGTGGAAATAAAACTCTAACTTTGAATTGTGATGTGTTACCCGTTACATTTGATATAGATGACCAACCACCACCATAGATAGTTCCAACATTTGCACCAGTAGTATCAGTACCAGTTGCCAAATTTATTTTGAATATATTGTTGTAAGTGTTTTGGTCTTTTAGGATGTATTTTTGAGTAGCAATTAAACCACTAATAGATGCATCAGCTCTTTGAACAGTCAATTGTCCAACATTCCAATCTGCATTTACTGCATATCCCCAAGGACTTAATCCATATTGTAAACTCAAAGTGTTATCACTTACACCTGCATTTGGAGTAAACTTATAGTTATTCCAACCGGTATAAAATGTTTGTGTTGATGCACCTTGATTAAATGTAGTTGAAACATATGTCAATGCCTTATTGTTGAATTGGTATCTAAACCAAAGATAACGAGGATTAACAATAGTATCTCCTTTTGTTAATGTGTATTTAATTGTGATTGTATCACCCACCTTTAATCCAATTGTTGGTGATAATGACTGACTTATTGTTAATTGGCTAAATGACGATAGGGATACTAATAAAAATACCCCAATAAATAAAATGATTTTTTTCATTATTTTTCTCCTAATAGTTTGGTGATTAATTTACCAGAACCTTTTTTAAGTGCGTTACTCAATGATGTCTGATTAAATCCACCACCCTCATCTACTATGAGAGTTGACATTGAGATTTCAGACGAACTTTCTTCTACTATAACCTCTTTGTCCTTTTTACCATCTTTATACAATGTTCCTTTCAAACGAATTACCACTTCTTCTTCTCCACTATGGAATACTGAAATGTTTTTCTTAGTAGATAGAACATCTAAAAATATAATTGAAACTTTTAATTTTTGTGTTGCGGATGGTGCCAAATCGTATCCTTTTTCTTGTAGATACTCTTCTAAAATGTTCTTAACACCGAATTCTAATTTTCTATTTCCTGCCAATTTACCAATTTTAACTTCATTGGTAACACCTTCTATCCAAATATATTGTTCTTCATCATACCAAATATTACCAGGCATATTTTTGAATGAACCATTGAATTTATGGTCAAACCATGTTCCAACTTTTGCAGGTAATTCACTACCACTATAATGTAAACCAACCATTGTAAATTGGAATAGTAATGCAATGATTACCCATGCCAATCCAATGTATGCAAGTGAAGATAATAATATATCGTTCCAATTTTCTTTTATTTCTAATAACTTTGCTTTCATATCCGTTTTTACTTTTACGAATATAAATATAAGTTACTGACTTAAATCATTAGTAATCTGTGTTATCTTTACCAAAACTACTCAAATAATGATGTATTGGTGTCCAAATACAATATACACCAATTGCTTCTAAAAATGAAAGTTTTGGTAACATTGGAATAAGTTGAGTCAAATAAGATATTGCCAAACCTATAACACAAGTAACGATTATAACATTTAATGTAATTTTTAATTTTTCCATAAATGTAATATACGAAAATATTTTAACTACACCAAATTATTTTTAATTATATGATTATACATCAATTCAAATAAATCATTGTAAGCAAGTTCTCCCAAATGGCCACCTATATCCATTATCCATCCACTTTTTTCGTATTCTCTATCACTATTTCCTTTTAAAACATTATATTTAGATATATCAATATCTTTAACTACAATTTTTTCTGCTTTTTTTGCATAGTATTGTGTAAAACAAAAATTCATTTTTTCCAAAATAGTATCATCTGAATTAATAGATAAATAATTTTTAGGGTTTATCTCTTGCAACCAACTTTCTCTAGCAGTTAAAACATTCGAATCCAACTTACCCATATTTAAAAATAAATGTGGAATATTTTTTTGTTTGAAAAAATTATGTAATGCAATTGTATAAAGAATAGTATCATCTGTTCCTTTGGGTTCAAATTTTAATAAAAGATGATTTCCACTATCATGTGATGGTATTAAACCAGTATATCCATGAAGTTTTCTATTCGGAGAATCTCCTAAATATGATTTTTCAGATTCTTCTTTTAATTTATTATATTCTAAATTTATAGAATTATCTAAAATTAAACTTCTTTCAGGATGAGACCATCCAATTATAACAAAATCAAAATCATTTTTAGAACAATCTATCAATGTTCTACGAAAAATCGATTCATTACTGGAACCCAATGCAGATGCAATATAACTAGATTTTGCATCCAATTCATTTTCTTTGTAAAACAAATTAGACAATAGACTCTTATCCGATAAAATATAATTTGGAGAAATCATAGAATCGGGATACAAAAAAGAGCAACTATTCCAATATAACCTTTTTTTATTTTCCACTATGATAGTAAGTGATAATACTCCTTGAAGTGTTTAATCCTATCTGCCAATCCGATTGTTCCACCGTTTACTCTTTTAGTAATCTTTGTTACAACTGCATCCGTTGCTCCTTCATCTGCCATTTTATGTAAACCATTTTTAGAGAAGAACCAAGCTGCTGATAGCAATGCGTAGTCAGTTGCAACTTTCTCTGGATTTGTAGTCATATCTTCGCCGATTGATTTACCAAATGCAGTGTAGTTATCTTTACCTGTTAATTGAATGTATCCTCTACCACAGAATTTTGCACCATCACCACTACTTTCAGGACCATTACCCATTCTACCACCATATACTTTGTTAGCAATTTTTTGTGGTTGTCTTGCGTATTGATTTGCAATTGCTTCGGTTGGGAAATACTTTTTGAATATACCCATCAAACCTTTTGCCGAATAGTTTAAGTTTTCTTTTGTAAGTCTAAATCCACCACTTTCATGCCCACATTGTGCTAAGAAGTGTGCTAATCTCAATGGAGTATTAATTTGGAATTTTGCAGCAGTGTCAGGAATCATTTTAATTACTGCATCTGGAATATGTCCTTTTAATTTGTCTAATTTTAATCCACCAACAGGTACGATTGGAGTTGGTTCAACAGGTGCAACTGATACACCACTATGACCCATAATCATTTCCCATGTCTTAGGGCCTACAATACCATCTGCAGGTAATCCGTGTTTTGTTTGAAATTCTTTTACGGCCGCTTCTGTTTTTGGGCCAAAGTTAGTAACAGCTGGAGAGATACCTAATTTCTCTTGCATCAACTTTACATTTTCATTATTGTCACCTTTTCTTAACAACATAATTTATAAGTTTAATTTCTTATAAATATAATGTTATATCTTAAACTTACCTTTGTAGTTTATAATTTTTACTGGAATGTTTTTAAGTAGTGCAAATGCAGCCATTAAACGAGTATTCCCTGCTAATAAAAATAATTTACCATCCTCATCTCTTAATACTATTGGTGGTGGGACAGGTCTACCAGTTGAATATGCATTTACCAAACTACCCCAATCTCTATTATATTTGTCTGAAAGTGTAATTAAAACATCCGATGGATATTCTGCATCAATTATTTCAGACACATCACTATTCATTAAAGATTTGAATTGAACATCTGAAAGTTTAACAGGTTTAGATGATTTCATAATATCAATCATTTCTTCCTTACTTTCAAATGCATTAGGTGCAACTCTTTTAGTATTATCATTTTTGAAATACTCATTAGTTTCACTCTTATATTCTTTATCTGTGTAATCTCTTATTACAACATCTTTAGAATAGTATGATTCTTTTAAAAGAGATAATAATTTCATTTTATCTGCCTTGTCCTTTGTATTTCTTTGGTTTTGGAGTATGCTTGTTATAACTCTTTGTACCAGAACCTGGACCAGTTTTTCTCTTACCAAACGATGTTTTTTGAGAAGAACTACTACCTTTTGCTTTTGCCATAATTGGTTATTTTCCGATTTACTTTACTTTTACTTTTTTGTTGTCTTAGTTGCTTTTTTAGTTGCTGGTTTTTTTACTTTATCAGCTACTTTTGCAACTTCAGCTACTGCAGTCTTTACTTTTTCTGCTTTAGCTTTTGCTTTCTTAACTACAACTTTAACTTCTTCAACTTTCTCTTCGATTGCATCTGGAATGTTGTTGTTGTTTG